GAGCCGCCGCATTCTTAGCCGCTTCGTCCGCCTTGCGTTGATAGCGTACAGTTTCAGCATATTGAGCCTCCAAGGCTTTGAAATCTCGTTGCAGGTACTCACGGCGCACATCGGACAATTGTGCATCGTAGCGGTGGCCCTGATATGCCCATACACCAGCGGCTGCGATGGCTGCGGATGCTAGGCAGGCGATGGCGGTGGTGCTCATTGTGCAGACGGTATAAGATGACCGAGGTCAGACATTGAATGCAGCGCAGATACGCTTTCAGCGCCCCATGCCACAAGCATTGAACCGCTTCCAGCGCCACTGCCACCAGTAACCCCTAACCCGTCAACGAACTTGACGCGCCCACGCAGGAACAGTATGGCATCAGCCTTTGCCACTGAATCATGGAACCATGCGCAGTCCGTGCGGGCAAACAAAAGCGCAACACCATTGCGGTGCTGGTGCATTTTCTTCAACCATGCCGCCGTGTGCTTGCCGTATGGTGGGTTCAGCCATACTTTACCGCTCCACTCAGATGTCAGGCCGTCGTCTTCTATCGACATGGTTCGCTTTGCAGGTATCCACGGGATAGGCTCTTTCGGTTGACATGGGTCAAGGTCAAACTGCAAACCAAGACGCTCAAAAACCCACGGAGGCGTGTACCAGTCAACGCTGACATTTGACTGGCTTTCATGGGCAAATCCTTGCTTTTTGGCGCTCATTTCAAACCACCAGATAAGTGTCAACCAGCGTCTTGGCACACTGGCGATACCAGTGTGGCTGAGTTTCCTTTGGATTGTTCGGACTGGTGACGTTCTTGCCAAAGATCGAACCTTTTTCCGTCACGCTCCAAAACTTTCTCAGCGCCCCCCTTGACGATGGCCTAGTCAATTGCTCGATGATACCGGCCTGAGCCAGCAGCTTGTTTGCGGTGACGGCAGCCATGTCAATTTCATGCTCACGCAGCAATTCTGTCAGGCTGGCCGTGGGCATGGATGATGCTTGGGCGGTGGCTGTGGTTGTGGGTGGTGCGTCGATTGCGTACACCGGAATTGCGCTCACGGCTTCGGGTGCGTAGATGCCAGCAACTTGCCGATACATCAGCAGCACGCCTGAGTCGCTCATACGCAGCGTGCGGGCCATTGATTCAACCATTGCCAAAGCGAACACGTTGGATTGACCTGCCACTGTGCGCTGCGCTTCGCGTGCCTCCAGCGCCGTCAAACGGTCATAAACCTTCGTCTGCACCTCAAGCGATTCAGACATCACCATCAGCTCTGCCTCACGCTTTGGCAGGTTGTAGCACTTCAGGGTGCGCCCTGTGCTGTCCTTGTACTGGCCTAAAAATTTAGGTGAGTCGATACCGGGGTGCTTTTCAATTTTCGTCATGAAGTTGTCATGGCGAAGCTCTTTTGCGTCATCAGGCCGCAAGCTGTTGATGATCTCAACCAACTCAACGCTGGAAATGGTTGGGTGGATTGTCTGAAGCATGTTCATGTGTAAGTACCAAAAGAGAAGCCCACAACACCATAGGAACAAGCAATGGTGTTGTGGGCTTCAGCCGTTACCGGCTCAAAAATGTAGCGTCTTGTTCACGCAATTTTTCAACCGGCTCAGAAACAGTATAACACATTACACCCGATGGCGCAAAAAAGAAACCCCGATACCGCAAGCAGCATCAGGGTCAAGTCAATCAAGGTTCCGTGATGGATTGTATCACGCAAAAAGCAAAGCCGCCAGCACTTTTACATGCTGGCGGCTTAGATGGTGGCCCCGGCAACTTGTGGCGAGTTACCGAGGCATGGGGTGCCGAAATACACGGTCGAAACAGGAGTTATTATATCACGGTTTTTCCAAACTCAAATCATCCGCATCATCATTATGCGTGCCACTGATACGATCCCGCGCTACCCGTGTCAGCATGCGGTTGTCGGCGCTGTCTGTGATCTTGCGCAGAGACTGTCGGAATCGGGCCTCGTCTGCCAGCGTGCGCTCGACAAACGCCCGCTTTTCGTCGGTGGTCAGTCCGTGTTGTTGCTTCCAGTATTCGTTCATGTCAAGCCTCCGATGAGCTGAACTGCCCAACCTCGGCCACGGCCACCTTGGCCAGAGCCTCGCCAGCCGGTGCCCGCCATGCCTTCACGCGCCGGATCGGAAACCATACCTCGCTGACGGCATCGCCTTGGTTACCACCAAGCAGCCGCACAGACCATCCATCCGGGCTGATACCCGTCACGATGGCCACATGACCGCCGCTATCCCGATTCAGCACAGCCACACAGCCTTGCGCCGGAGAGATCAGCTTCACGCCCCAATCTGCCCAAGCCAGCGCAGAGCTGTACCGCTTGGGGAATTGAAGTCCAGCGTCTTGACACACCCGCGCCAGGAACGCACCGCACCACGGCAGTTTGGAGTCGTCATGCCCGTACTCAGACCAGAACCACTTCCCGCCAGGAAGGCGCAGCCACATGTCTTTGATCCAAGCATTCACTCCTGGGCCGGGAACCTCGCGCTGGCCGATGTACTTCATCGCTTCCGCAATCAGTTTGCTCATGGCTGCTTGTCCTTGAAGTTGGCATCATCCAAAGTGGCAAACCCGATGTATGCCCCGACCACTGCCGACACGAACACATAGAACGCCCCGGCCACAGCTCCGAGCTGATCTGATTCAGTCCACAGCACCAGTAGCGGGAACAGCAGCGCGGCAACCAGCGCAGTCCATGCCATTCGTCTGCGATTCTTCCAGCGGTCTTGCGTCATTTTTCTGCCTCACGTTTCTCAGTCGGGCAAGGTGCCCACGGTGGCACGATCCACCGGCACCACATGCGCGGTGTGACCATCGCCAGAATTGACAAGCTCCACCACATCACGATTCATCACCTCTGCGCCGCTCTACGCGCTTTTTTGCTGGCCGTGGATCGTCAGCACCGATACGCCGATCAAACGCAGCCAGCCGCAATAGATGCTCTTCTGACTTGCGGCGGTCTTCGCGCCATTGAAAGTACAGGTTCACCAAAAAGCCAGCGCACGCCAGCACTAGGCCACCTACTGCCGCCAGCTCTGTGGCCGTGATGCCGCCGAACAGCGCCATGATGCTGCCCCCTATCGTGGCTTTTTGTGATGCCGCCGTGATTGTGTCGATTGTCCCGGTTTTCATTTTGTCAAAAGCTCCACAGCCTCTTGATCTGTGATGCCAAGGCCATACGATCCAGTCAGCGCACGCACGCACCGCCACAGATCAGAAGGCTCAACTTGCACCCATACCCGGTATGCCTCGATCTCGTACTGCTGGCGGGCCTGTTTGCTGGTGAAGTAGCGCCAGTAGAAGCGCAGCGTGCCGTCACGGGCCATCTGGATTTGGTGGCACCGCTCGTGCGCAATCAGGGCGGTTTTTGACCAGTCGCTGCGGTCAACCACGATGCAGGTCTGACCCCAAGCTGCGCCGCCCCACCCGAACATCAGCATGCTGGGCAGCTCGGCCACGCCGCCATTGCGCCGCGCCTTGGCAAAAATCCACAGCGGCACGCACAGCGCGGCCACGGCCAGCACAGCGGCCACAATTTGTCCGTCGTTTGTCAGTGGTGTCATGCTTCGGCAGGCGCTTGTGCAGCGGCTTCAGCGGCCAATTCTTTCTCGCGAATGAGCGAAGCCACGCCAGTGAACAGCTGGCCCATCGTCATGGTTGCCCCCAGCAATGCGCCGGTTGACACGTCACGCAATGTCACTGTTCCAGCCGCCAGGTCGGCAGGCTCGATGCCAAAAGTCAGAGTCTCAGACGATCCCAGCGCGGTGTGCGTACCGTCCAGCAGTTTGACGTGCTGTTGCAGGATCACGTCCACCACAGCCGTCATTGGTGCTGTGTAGCGGATGAAAATCGACATGACCCGGCTGTAAGGCTGGCCTACTACGCTGCTATCAAATTGTTTCATAAATTGCTCCTTTGAATTACATGGTCACGCCGGTTTTATCGGCAAGCCATCGCTCAGTGCTTGAGATTTGCGCATCGCCAGACATTGCGCCGCGAACAATTAAGCCGTAGAAATCGCCGGTGGATTGAAGCTGAAAGCCATTTCGATTAAACAGAAAAAACGGATAATTCCCAAAATTACCAGCCCCTTTGTCTCCCAATGCACTTGCACCAGAAACACCGTTGCGCCTTATGGCTGATCTGTCCCCGGCTATGTCATGCGTGACTGATAGCACTGCCAAATCTGGATTAGATGTCATGCTGAATGTGGCAGCTTGATTTGCGTTCGCTGCGGCATTACCACGGCTCAATGAAGCATACCCAGTGACACCAGCATCTGCTCCCGTTGAAAAATACATAGCGCCGCTATTTGTATTGCTATCAGCACTTTGCTCAAAAAATACTTCTACCGCGTTGCTCAGTTTTTTAACCCCAACAAACACAGACATTTTGTCCGTACCAGTCATATTGACGCTGCCTGTCCGCATCTCCGTAGTTGATCCCGTGTGCGCCAAATAGTATTTACCGTTTGCGTCAACACGCAGAATGCGACGAAAGCCTGCTGTCGATTGCGTAGCGTGATTTCCACGGCCCGACTTGTCCAGCATGCGCCCGACCGGCTGCTCAACGGATGTGACAGGAACGGTGCCTGCGGCATCCTGAAACAGAGTGCTGAGGTCGGATGGGTCGTACCAGAATCCCTGCTCTCCAGCCGCGAATAGTGACAGCGGGCTGAATGCATTACGCGATGCAGCCACAAGGCCAAGCCGCCCAAGGTGTCCCAAATTTCCGGGTCGAAACATGATCAAGCCACCGGCACGATGCTGATAAAACCGTCCGCTGAATCGCGAATGTACGCAATGTGCGTGTGCCCAGCTGGAACCCTGAAATAAAACCGTTCATCGGATGCCAGTGGGTGCGACATGTTGGTTGGGCCAGTTGTATTGACTGCCGTCACAGAGCTGTCACCAGTCTGGAAAAAGCACCGCTGAGTTGCCATCACATACAGCTCGCGGCTTGTGCCAAGCGTGGGCAGGGCCACTCGTGCAGATGTGGAGCCAACAGCTTGCCGGGATGCACCAGATGTGTTGTGCTGGCGAGTACCACCAAGGCTATCTGTGGTCGGGATGGCCGTGGTCGCCGAAACCTGAACCGGGGCCGACGAACTGCCGATGATCTGCCCATCCGCATTGACTGAGGCAACGGCATCAACAGTGCGCTTGCCATCTCCGAACTGATTGCCAACAACTTGCCCACTCATCGCGTACTCCTGAAAATTTGCACGAAGTTTCGGCTCCATGCGAACTTTCAGCAAACCCCACAGGGTTTTGGCTGCTACGGTCAGTTTCCGGTCACGGATAGCATGCGCTGGTTCATGTTTTGCATGATGGCTGTGATGCGCTCATCCACCGCACGAACATCGGCTGCACTTGCACCGGCATCAATCAGTGCGCTCTTTTGCTTGCGCAGCTTCTGCACTTGGCGCTCGGCCATGTTGAAGCCGACAATCAACCGAGACTCAGGGCGCTCCATGCGCAGTGCGGCGGCTTCGGCTGACTTGCCATCCTTCACCATGCCTTTCAGCTCGGTCTCCAGACGGTTCAGCTTGTCTGCATTCGTGTAGAAGGCATTAGCCTCTCCAGATTTGCCAGACGCAGAGCCAGCGAAGCGGCCCAGCAGAGGCACCTTGTAGATCGGCGTTTCGTCCCCGGTGAATGCGCCGGTTGCAGTCTGCTCCACCTTGCTCAGTTCACGCCCGACACCACCAGTGACTTGACCAATCAGGTAGTCGATCTGGTCAGGTGACCAGTTCAGCGCCCCGCCGACATACTCATTGCCACCTGTTGCGTAGTTCACCAGCTCGGCCAGGAACTTGGCAACAAACGTGGCCGAATCCTTGTGCTGGCTGAACATGGGAGCGTCCTTGTTGAACGACTCGCGGGCGATGTTCTTGCCTGTCCAGTCCTTGTTCTCAACCAGTGCGGCCAGTGGGTCAAGCACAGTTGGCGCAATGGTCTGCATGGACAGGCCAGCATTGCCAATTGGGTTGAAGGCATCAGCCATCATGCTGCCGAACTTGATGGCAGCCTTGGCCGGGTCTTCGCCACCAGAAAGCACAAACTCCATGCCCATGCGCCCAATGCCAGGGATGACATGCAGCCCAAGCGGCATGGGGATTTTGATGTAACCCTTGTCCGGGCCGACACCAGTCCAGCCAGTCGGAATCAGCAGATTGCGCTCGCGCTCGAAGTCTGGAGGTTCATCATCACCAAAACCACCAGCGGCCAGGGCCAGAGCCTGAACGGCACCCAGCAGCACACCACCGTACACCACCTTCTTGCCGAATGCAGACAGGCGCATGGTCTTGGGTTGGCCTGGTTCCATCGTCACCAGCGTTTCACCCATGCGTGCCGTGCCCTGCATGGCGGCATTGAAGAAGGCGTACAGCGCACCTGCCTGCGTGCCCATCGTGCCCTTGCGGTTGAAGTTCACCGTGATGTTCTTCGCCATGCTGGCGGCTTGCTCACGTGTCATGCCCTTGTCCAGCGCGGCCTTGTACACGGCCAGCCGGGTGGCACTCTCCATTGTCTCGTTGTAGTCAGACAGCCAGTCGCGTGCAATGGCCCATCCGTCACGCATCCACTGAGCCTGTTTCGTCAGCTTGCCATTGGCAGACATGATCCTGCCCAGCGGTGTCTTGGCCCAGTCAGTAGGCGACACCCGGTCTTTCAGCTCCTGCGAGCGGTCATCGGTTGTCTCGAACAGGTTGCGGAAACCAGTCTGCCCGCCGTCATGCTGGAACTGCTCATACAGCTCTGACCACCTGGACGAACCAACCTCACCCCGGCGCGTAGCCCGAATGTCGCGGTAGATGCCAGCAATGGCATCCACAGAATCGCGGGCAATCTTCACCTTCTGGTCAGCCAGTGGTGTGGCACCCAGGTTGATCATTGCGCCCTGAACGTCGCGCACAAGGTTGACCGCGCCAAATATCGGGTTGTATTGCGTGTTGACAGCGGCGAAGTAGCGGGTAGCTTTTGCCACCGTACCGAGCCAGCCTTCAATCTGAGGCGTGTCCAGATTCTTCAGCGCACCGGCCATGCGAACGGCCCGCTCGTCGTTCTCGTTGAACGTGACGGCCACCTCTTTCACCTTGCCATCCTCGCCCATGACCTTTGCCATCACCACGTTGGGCAGGCTCTTGTACGCTGGGTTGACTTGGTTCTTCACCTTGCCAGTGGCCCGGTCGAACACACGCTCAGAAGGTGGTGCGCCAGTCTTCCAGAAGTCGGCATTGGGGTACTTCGTCACCAGACCGACAAGAGCCTGGGCAACACGGTTCTTCTCGCCGCGCACAATGGTTTTCTCACGGGCCTCTGCGATGTGGGCCACGATGTTCACCACCTTCCGCCTGGAGCCAGTGCGTCCCTTGACTTCGCGTCCCTTGATGCTGAAGCCCTGCCCCGTGCCCATGCTGCCGTCGTCCTTGCCTTCGCGGTGCAGCGGGATGTAGTGGCGGTACATGGCATTCCAGCCGTCAACAGTCTCCTGCGACTCCAGATGGTAGGCCACCATCATGTTGCTGGTTTCAGCCATGATGGCATCCATCTTGTCTGCCACCTTCTTCAGCTTCGCGGCATCCTCGGCGGGCAGGTTGCGGAAGTACGCCTCGGCTTCCTCGGTCTTCATGCCTGACAGGCTGTTGCGTTCTTCCTCCGTGCCCTTGAATGCAGCCACACCCGTCCAGCTTTTCAGCTTTGCTTCGGCCTTCTTCAGCTCGGCCTTCAGCGCCTTGGCTTCGTCCTTGCCCAGCCCGTCCACACTCAGTTCAGCCTTCAGCCGCTTGATCTCGGCCTTGGCTTCGGCGCGGGCGGTGTCGATCATCTCGCGTGTTGGGTTGCGTGCGGCCAGCACCACGTTGGCTTCTGGCGCATGCCGGGCGTGCATGTATTCCTCTAAGTCCTCGATGGAGTAGCCCATTGCGGCCAGCTCGTCCAGTGCGGGATTCAGCTCGCCCCGGCCAAACTCCAGCACGCGCTTTGCAGCGCGACCGTGGTACAGCTCTTCTTGCAGGTACACGTTCAGCTTGTCCTGAATGTCTCCGGCCATTTTCTTGATGGCCTGAATCACCCGCTTCGTGTCGATGTTCTTGTCCTGCAACTTGTAGATTTTGTCATCCCATGACGATGCCAATGGCGCGTCCCATTGCGATGATGGGCTGTCGTTCTCTCCCACTGTGCCCAGGTCGGCGTGATCAATGCCACCACCACGGCTGAATCGAATGTCGGGGTCTGATTGCTGCTCGGCCCTGCTGAATGCCTGCCCACCACCAGGCCCACCATTCGGCCCACCACGCGCCATGCTCCGGGAATTCGCACGGGCCACAGCCGCAATGTCGGCCACGGTCAACTGGTCGGCCTTCAGGATCACTCCCTTGCTGAACAGCCATGCACGCACAGCAGCGGTCAGGTCGGCCAGCCACTTGCCAATGGTGATCGGAGCCTTGGCCCGGTCTGATTCGTACTCCGTCACGATGTAGGCAGCTGCTTCCTCGTCGCTGGTTTCGCCAGCGCGGGCCATGCGGGCTTTGACTCGCTGGATGAACTCGTTCTGCGTGCCAGTCTTCAACAGGCTGCCTGCACGCTTGAACAGTGGCTCCAGCTTGCCATCGGCTGCCATGTGAATGCCCACCTCGTGCATGAGCGTGCCGGGTGCGCTGGCTGCGGTCAGGTTGTCGGCCACCAGGAATGACTTGCCGGTCTGGCGGTCGAAGAAGCCCTCGATGTTGCCGTTGGCGCTGCGGCGAATGTCGGGGTCTTCGGGGTCGAAGTTGCCATTGTTGCCGGTGGCAGATTTGATTTGCTCGGGGTAGAAGGCGACATAATTGTCTGCCACGTACCCGAAATCTCCATAACGCCCAGGATCGTCGATGTTTTTGATGATCGCTCCATCGAATCCCTTGGCTTTCAACGCCTCGACATCAAGGCCCACATCAATTCCACGCTTACCTTTTGCGTCAATTATTTTGGGCTTTTTGATGTTGAGATAGACTTGGTATAGGCCGGGTGCGCCTTGATCCTCCACTGCTGCCTGCAAAACATCCCTAGCCTCATCAAGGCTGTCTGTGATTGACTCGCCAACGAAATAATTTCCAGCCTCGTACTCGCTCTCTGGAGCTGCAGAAAACTCAAGCCCAACAGACTCGGCATACCTGCGAACATCGTCCCACGATTGGAGTTCTGGCACCATTTTTACATCACTGGAGCTGCCTGCATACTCGCTTGCTCTGGAAAAATCACTGAACCAGAAGCCTTTTTCTGATTGAGCTTTTCCGTATCCGCTATTTCCAAAGATGGTAAAGCCGCCGCTCTCTGTCCCGTGATACACCACCAGCGGCTTGCCATCAGCATCCACCACCTTGGAATCTTTGAACCAGCGCTTGAATGCCTCGGTTTGCGTCTGGTCGGCCACACTGTTTTTCACGCTCGCGCGCAATGTGGCCCGCGCCTGCTCCACTGACTGCCCCGTCTTTTGGGCGCGTGCCTGCGCTGCCGCCTCGATGGCTTGCGCTTCGGTCTGGGCCAGCGTTACCAACCCCTTGGCTTCAAGCTGTCCCAGCAGCTTGCCGTAGGCGCGGTTGATGGCGGCGCGGATGGTGGAGGCTGGGGTGCGGGGTGATGCTTGGGTGTCTGAGCGGCTGAGGGATGGCTTCGCTTCAACTGGCGGAACTGGAGCCTGCTCAGGCTGAACTGGCGCAGTCAGGATGCCGACCACTTCATTCAACCGCTGACGTTTGGCCTTCAGCTCCTGCGCTTTAGGGAATGGATCATTGACCCGTTCCTCCAAGCCCTTGATGCGCCCCTTGGCGGCATCAAGTTCACCCTGCATCAAGCCAGCAGTCGATGTGTTTGACTTTCCGACCACATCATCAAGAAGCTGTCCAAGCACATCGCGCATCTGGGCGGTTGTGTACTGAACGGCTGGATCGTGGCCAAAACGTCCATTGGATGCAATGGTCTTTCCATCACGCTCCAGCCAAATATCAACATCAACAGAGCCTTTCTTGTAAAACCCACCGCTCTCGCTGAACATGTACTTCAGCTCCATGCCCATCATGGAGCCAACTGTGCCGCTGCCTTTTTTGCTCGCAGCCTTCGGACTGAGCATGGCCGCAACCACCCGTCCAGCGGCTGTGCGCTGGGTGAATGTCTCGCCCTGAATCTCAACCTCGAATGGAACGGCATCACCAAATCCTGCCGCCACAGCCTCGTCGATGTCGGATTTGTTGGTCAGTCGCTGGCCGTTGACCTCGATGGAGTAGCGGGCATGCTCGTTTCCAACCTGCTGAATTGCAACCGCTTCGGCTGCGGCCTTCATCGCATCCTTGTAATTGTCGAACGTGGCCCCCTCAACCGTCACGCGCCGGGCTGCTTTTCGCTCGTTCAGCTCTTGCACCGGGGCTGTCAACTGTTTTGCAAGCTGGCGCGTCTGCTCAATCAGGTCTGGGTAAGTCTCGGTGATTTGCTTGGCACGCCGCAATGAATCTTGCGCCCCATACAGCTTGCGCCGATGTGCTCGCTCTTGCAGCTCCAAGTTTTGAATCTCAGAATCCAGCGTGACACGCTCCAGCAACAGCGGGTTGCCAGAAGCCAGTGCGGCCATTTCAGCCATGCTCACCGATTCCTCGTCATCCAAGTCCATCGTGAAGTCGCCGGTGTACTTGCGCAGCCCGTTGATGGCTTTGAGCTTGGTGGCGTTGAGGCTCCACATCTTGGCATCCACCGTGCGCTCGGTGGCGTAGGCCAGAATTTCAACCTCGAACTTGTCGCCATACTTCTCCAAAAGCAGGTTGCCCTGGCGAATGATGCGCCCCTCACGCTGTTCAATGTCGCTGGGTTTCCATGTCACATCAGCATGGTGCAGGCCCACCATGCGCTGCTGCACGTTGGTGCCAGCGCCCATGCGCGGCGTAGAGCCAATGAGCACACGCACCTTGCCACCGTTCACGGCATCAAACAGCGCCTGCTTTTGCTCGTCGGTGTTGGCATCCTGCACAAACTTGATTTCAGCGGCAGGGATACCCAGGGCAATCAGGTTGTCCTTGAGTTGCTGATAGGCATTCCACCCGCCAGCCTGAGCGCGGCGCATTTCTTCAATCTCACGCGCATCGTATGTCTCCAGGGTTTCACTGATCTTTTGCAGAGTGGCATCATCGTTGTCTTTGAGAGCCTTGTCGCGCTTTGCCACCAGATCGTCGAACTCCTTGATCTTCTTGTCGTCACCTTTTGCTTTTGGCACGGAGCGATCCAAGAACACAAGTTGTGTGCCCAGGTCGGGTGTGGACTTGGCATAGATGCGCTTGACCTCGGCTGCAATCTGATCCAGCTTGCCACCCCCTTCCTTGGATTGAGAACCAGGGAGTGCAGCGCGAATGTCCAGCGAAAGTTTGCGGGCACGATCCATCAGGCGCAGCCGCTCGGCGTTGCGCTCCTGCACATCCTTGATATCCGGCAAGCTGTCGAACCCGGCAATGATTTCCTTCAGGTAAGACTCTTGGGCTGGTGTCGGCTTCACTTTGACCAGTTGTCGCTCACCACCCTTGACCTTGGGGATGGGGAATTCCTTGCCTTTGTTGTCCTCGCGATACCACTGCTTGATGTCGTCATTGGTCACAGCATCGGTGAAGCCGTAATACAAGTCCATCAGGTTGCGCATGTTTGACCATGTGCGCCCCAGGCGCGTGACCTCTTGCAGTCTGCCAGACTCATTCGGCTCAAAAGCTGGTGTGGCATCCACAAACTGCGCACGCCATGCGTCGAAGTGCTCCATTCCCATCTCGCGCAGCTCGGCTGGGGCCAAGTAGCGCATCATGGTGTACAGCTCAACCACCGAATTGCTGACGGGCGTTCCGGTCATAAAGGTGACGGCCCCGCCGTTGTCGCGCAGCACGCGCACCTTGTTGTAAAGGTCTGCCGCCTTGCGCGAACCCATCTTGTCACCCATGCCGCGAACTTTCGTCAGGCGTGAGCTGTAAAACAAGTTCTTGAACTCGTGGGCCTCATCAATGGTCAGATCATCAATACCCAACTGCTCGAACGTCAACAGGCGGTCGCGTGTACCCTCGCGCACGCTGGCCATGCGGCTTTCGATTTTTGCAACCAGTCGCTCGGCCTCTTTGACACCCATAGGCTTGCGGAATCCAGCCGAACCATCTTCCTGCGCCTGCTCTTCGGCTTCCTTCACCGCTGCCAGAGCTTGCTTGAGTTCCTCTTCAAGATAGCGCAATTCAGTTTCAGGAGAGATTCCCACGAAGCCAAACGACGAGTGTGGCAGGATCACAATGTCGTAGTCGCCAGTGGCAACCCGGCTCAACAAGCGGCGGCGGTTCTTTTTCTCGAAGTCCTTTTTGGTTGCAGCCAGCACTTTGGCTGCCGGGTACAGGCGGTACACATCAGCGGCCCACTGCTCAACCAAATGGTTTGGAACCACCACGGTAGGCTTCTGAGCCAGACCCATGCGGCGGCGCTCCATAGCCCTGGCAATGGCTGTAAATGTTTTGCCAGCCCCGACTGCGTGATCCACCAGCATCGAACGTGAGCTGATACCACGCCAGATGGCATTCATCTGGTGGCGGCGCATCTTGATGATCTGGTCTGGAACCTTGCCTGGCAGATTCAGATGCTGGCCGTCATATTGGCGCGTCACTCGGGTGTTGAACTTGTCATTGAACACCTCCACAAGCTGGTCGCGGCGGTAGCCATCCTTGAAAACCCAGTCCCCGAACTCGGCCACAATTTCGCGGCCCTTCAAAATTGCCAGCGTGGTGGCTTCCTTGTCCGTGTGGGTCTTTCCCTCGCTGTCCGTGTAGGTCACGGTTGGAGACTGGCTGTTGAGCAACTTTCCCAAAATGGTAACGCCGCTCATGCGCTCTGTGTCCCACTGCTCGGCCTTGCTGCGCTCTGCATTGCTCACATCCACGCTGAATGTGTTGGTCAAGGCTGAAAAGCGCACACGGGCCGCTCCACCCATCAGGTGCTCTGCAAAGTCGCTGTACACCTTTGGCGGAACCCAGCTTGCGCCAATCTGCACCGACACGTTTTCTGCACCCCAGCGTTCTGGCTGTACAGCCTCCAGAGCCTTGACGTTTTGTGCCAGCCCGGCGCTCTTTGCCGCCATGAGCTTGCGGCGCACCTGGCCGGACAGGTAGGCGTTGGCTGTTTCAAATGTGTTGGTTTCAGGGTCTTTGAAGATCAGCGGCTTGTCGCCGGATGTCAATGCGGCTTCGGCATCTTCTGGTGACTGCTTGAGAAGTGCGGCAATGCGCTCAACGTCCACCACACCGCGCTCTGCCAGAGTAATGGCAAGGGCATCGGCTGGCGTATCGGCGCTGGTGGCTGGCTCGTACTTTGGAACCACGCGCTCGCGCATGATTGGAGCGGGCTTCACCGTCTCATCCTTCTTTGGCAGGCCGGATTTCTTGGCCTGCTCGGCTGTACGCGCTGGCTCGTAGCTGGATTCCAGTGCCAACACAAGCCCGCCGTCTGGCATCTCACTCACCAGGGCGGCGTTCGCGCGGCGGTTGATCGGCCCGTGCTTATCCACAAAGGCTTGGTACGCCTTAGCCAGCTTCTTGCGGTTGCCCTCCATCATCAGCTTGGGCGCATCCTCGGTTTCAAGCACCAACTGGCGCTTGAGCAAGTCACGCAGACCAACCAGATCAACCATGCGCTCATAGCCAACTTGGCCCATGCGCAGAGAATCTGGAACATCCGCCTCTTTTTCGTAGGTGGTTTGAATGTAGTCGTTGAACTTGGTGGGCTTGCCGTCCTTGATGAGCTTCACCGGCTTGCCATCGGCATCCGTGCGAACATCAACCTTGTACCAGCGGCCCATCGAATCCATGAAGAGCTGGGCACTCCACGGGCTTTGCGGTGTGATGGCTTGGTTCTGCAACACTGTGCCGTCGCCGTACTCGCGCTCAATCACCCGTGTGAGTTTGCCGTCATCGTCAAACGACACATGCCCAGGCTCATGACGTGCCACGCTGATACGCATGGCCTCGCCAAGCAGCTTGTGGGCAGTCTCTGTGCGCTCCGCCACATCCGCTGCATTGCTCACAATGTCCTGCGGAAGTTTTGCAACCAGCTTGCTCAGGCGCTCTCCAAGTGTTCTTGGATCATCCAAGCGCACATTCATCATGCCGCTGGTTCGCATCGTGCCAGAGCGATCCATCGTTCCAACAATCTGGCCGGGGTTCTGCGCGAAGTAGTCGTTCACCAGCATAGGCTCGCCACCAAGCGGGTCAGCAACGGGCGATGTTGTCACCCATGAAAGCTCTTTGCCGTACTTGGTTGTCAGCCATGCAGCACGCCGACGGCCTTCTTCGCCCATGTCCTTCAGCTCTTTTGGCGATGGTGGCTTGGTCAGCAAGCGCACGGCTTCAGTGGCATTTGCCTCATCTTCTGCACTGCGGCGCTGCAAGATGATGATGTCGGTCACAACATCCGTGCGGGCGTTTTCCTTGAATGCAGTCGATGGCAAGCGAATCGCCGCCACCAGTTTGGCCTTGCCGGCCAGTGCAATGCGGGTGCTGCTGTCCTGGCTGTCCATCAAGAAGCTGGAAACCACCGAGATTTTCAGGCCACCAGGACGCAGTGCATCCACCCCGGCCCGGAAGAACTGGTTGTGGATCGACACGCCGCGCAGTTCTGGCTTGTACTGGAAGCGCAGAGACTCGCTGCCAAATGGAGGGTTTCCAATGTCCAGGTCAAACGCGCCATCTGGCAAGGCCACATCTTGGAATCCAGAATGCAGCACTGTGGCCTGCGGATACAGCGCACCGGCCAGCCTGGCTGTGATGCTGTCGTACTCCACCCCAATGAATCTGGCTGCCATGTCGCTTGGCATCAAGCCCAAGAAGTTGCCCGAACCCATTGAACTCTCCAGGGCCAGACCGTTGCGATAGCCCAGGCGGCGCACGGCATCCCACATCGCACCCACCACCACTTCAGATGTGTAGTGGGCATTGCGGGTTGAGCGGCTGGCTGCGCGGTACTCGCTTGGTGTCAGCAGCTCGCGCAGCTCGTTGCCGCGCTTTTCCCATTCTGGTTTGAACTTGCCGGTTTCAGGGTTTGGGAAAGCATTCGCCAAACCACCCCAGCCAACAAAGCGGGCCAGCACGCGCTGCTCGTCCGGGGTAGCGCGACGACGCTCACCTTCAAGCGCCTTGAGCGTCTTGATGGCCGATATGTTGTCGTTGAACTTTGCAACCTCACCGCCCACACCCAGGTTCAGGTCGGGCGTGATGGCAAAGTTCGTAGCGGGGATGTTGGGGGCGCTGGTCGTTTCCGGCGTGTTCAGTCCGCCATCTGCTTCCGGTACTCCCGCTCCAGCTCCATCAGTTCCTGCTCCTCGGGGTCGTCTGACTCTGGCTGCTCCGGCTTCAGGATTAGAAACTCGGCCCGAGCCACCTCTTCCGCTTCGTGCTGCTGATACCCGCTTTCCATCAGCTCCCGAATCCTGTTTGCCGCCTGGCTCACTGCCACTTGCAGGGCTTGTTCCAGCTTTCCATCGGACTTCAGGCTTGCCGTCATTTTTGGCAGGTAGGTTTTCCAGTGCTTTCTGGTCAGGCTCATCAGGTGTTGCATTCTCGTTCTCCGGTGTAGTTTGTGGATTTTGCGCGGGAGTAGTCTTGGGCGCAACAATAGCCAGAACCTCATCTGACTTCATCGCGCCGATTACGTCCTCGCTGTCAGTTCCTTCAAACACATCGGCAATGGCGTTGTACGCTGCCTTCCACTGGCGCGGGCTGATTGAATCAACGTGCGCTGCGGTGCGCTGGTCGGCTCGCATCAGTTGCGCGGCTTTTCCGATTGACTGAGAAAAAGACTTGAAGCCTTTTTTCACCAGCAACTCGACAACTTTGGACAGTGCAGGCAACAGGTCGCCAGCCGTGTATTGCGGCCCGGTGATGTTCAGCTTGGAACCAAAAACGTCACCAAGAACATCGCCCAGCTTTCCGAGTGCATCCTTCAGTTCGTCGTCAAGAATGGAATCGGCGGCTGGTGCAGGCGCTGCTGATTTCGCTGCTGGCTTGTCGCCAACATTCGCCACCACAAGTTTGCCGCTGTTCTTGGCGGCTTGCATCAGGGTTTCGGTGCTAGGTGCTGTGGATGGTGCGGCTTGCTGCCCAAGTTCATCCACCGTCTTGAACTCGTCACGGCGGTTCTCAACGCTCACGCTAACACCGGAGCGGCCTGGGCGCATTGCCACCGGCTCAGTGATGCGAATGCCGTCTTCCACATAAGAGCGCACACCGCGCTCATCCTGCTCAAGCTGTTTTCCGTCTTCGTTCTTTCCGACTGGCTTGCGGCCTGTTACTGGTTTCGCTTGTGTTGGCGCTGGTGCAGCATCCTGAGCTGGAGCAACAGGCGCAATCATGCGCTTAAGGCGGTCTGCACTATCTTTTACCATCCACCCGGACGACACGGCAGAGTCAATCATTTCATTGGCTCTGTCCAAAGTAACCCGTCCAGAGTCAACAACCTGGCTCAGTTTTTCACCGTCGTAGCGTGAAATATCAGATGCGGCCAGTCTCTCGGATGGAGTTGTGAATTGGATTGCCCATTCTGCTTTCTTCGTATCATTAGCCTTCTGAGCAGCTTCTTCACGCATGCCGCTAAAAACCTCGCCTGCGATACCAGTCATCTTTACGGCATCATCAGCTTCTTCAATTGTTTTCGGCTTGTTGCGTTTCGCAGCCTTCTTTGCCTTCTCGATGAACCCGCCTGGCTTGGTGGTGTCTGTGCCTTCAAGCCCAATGTCACGCCTTGTCAGCGGAAGGTCGCGCAGCAATGAAAAGTCACTATTGCCGATGAGGACGGATGCAATCGCATCAGCGATTATCTCGTTCGGCTTTCTTGCGTGATCTGCTATTTTCTTGTTTTTGTGCGCCCACACATCTGGCCTGTGCGCCTTTGATGCAGAAACAAGCTCATCCCAGTTCTTCACTTGTTCGCGCAAAGCCTTAGCCGGGAATCCTGCGTAGTTGATCTGTCGCTTTTGCATCGCGGCATGACCAATCTCATGCGAAATCACATGATCCCTTGATATTGCTCCATCGACTTCGCGGTCTTCTGGTGGGATGTTGACCATCCCATTCGATGCCGATATGTGCCCAGTTGTTTCGTTGACCAGGATTCCAAGGCGTTTTGCATGGCCAAGCAATTTTTGCGTTACCGATTCTTTCTTGGTGGTGTCGGATGGCCTCCGGCCTTCAATCCAGTCTGCTCCAGCCTTCAGTGCGGCATCCACCTCATCCTTGCGCATCGCCACCTCAACAGTTCCTCCGCGCTGGATGGCGGCGGCAACACGGTGGCGGCCATCTTCGTAGCCAACTGCGCCATTCTGGAACGTCACCAGCGGGTAGCCGTCCACAGGCTTCTTGAAGTTGTCGGTGTTCTTGGCCAGTGCGCTGATCTTCGATGGGCTGTCCATCGCTGGAATGTTCGGGTTGCCTGCGTTGTAGGCATTGGTCAGTTTTTGTGCATTGACGCGCACCACCTGGGTGTACCCGGCATCCATGCGGCGGGCCTTGTTGGTGGGCGACTCACTGACTGTGATTGGCCGGGTTGCATCTTCTGCGGCCACGGGCGCACCGCTGACCATTGCTGCTGCGCCCGTGGGTTGTTCTGCCTTCAGCAGCGTTTCTTGCCTTTGCCCATTTGTGGCTCCTTGGTTGGTTGGCCCAGCTTCAGGCGCTGGGGTTGCCTGTTGTCCATCAAACAAAGCCAGATCAGCGTCAAGCTTCTGCAACTGCTCGCGCCGTGTGGCTATGGCTTTCGGTGTCAGCTTTCCTATCACGCCGCCATTGTTGGTAGTGCCCGTTTCCACTTCACGGGCAACGCTGTCGCGCATGCGCTGTACCTGAGAGCGGGTCACATCACGGCCAAGTGCGCGATGGGCCTCCTGCAACTTGGCAGACAGGCTAGGTGGCAGTGGCTTCTCTTGCTCGGCGGCTTGGGTTGCCTGTTTATTTGGTGCTGGTGGCGTGGTTGGGGTGGGCTTTGTCTGCCCTGCCAGCTTCTGCTGGAGTGATGCAAGGTTGTCGGCCTTGCTTGGCTTGCTTCCTGCCGTTACCTGGCTGGCTACACCTTGTTGAACTTGAACGGCTGGAATGGGGCCGCCTTGAACAGCGGGTGCAGAACTGGCTCCCAATCCTTCAGCAACGGGCATGGCGTTTGCACCGCCCTGAACTCCGCCAATTGCTGATTGCGCTCCTTGTTGTTGCGGCGCTGCTTGCTGGGTTTGAGTGGCTTGAGTGGCATTGGGCGTTCCTTGTGGCTGATCGAATCTGATTCTCGGTGTCATGCCGATGCGTGACTGCTGGCCCTGCAACTCTGGATCGCGCACTTCACGCGCCTGAACGTCAATGATGGGAGATTCACCCAGGCGGCGGGGTGTGCCAATCTGTCCTGCTGTGCGCTCAATCGGCGTGACCTCGGTCAATCCAGACAAAGCACGCAACCCCATGCCAGCGGTGACGGGCGAAGCGCCGGAGTCAACAGCGATGGCAGCGGCTGCGGTCAGGCCACCTGCTGCCGGGTTGAGGCCCATGCGCTGCGATGGCGTGCGGTTATCCAGCACAGACTGCAATGGATTTGCGGGGCCAGACATGCCACCGCTACCCAGCATGTCAGCAACCGGCGTGCCGGTCAGGCTTTCGCCAAGTGTCCGGCCCGCTGGCGCGGCTACTGGTGCAGGCGCTTCAACCTGCGGCGCTGGCTCGGCCATCTGACGCACGCCAACAGGTTCAGCCGGGATGATGGCACCAGTCTCAGGGTCAACCGTGTAGCCGGTCGGCTCGGTGTTCATGCCGGGGTACATCTTGTTGTTGGATGTGAGCGTGCTCAATCCAGCTTGCAGCGGGTTCGCGCCGCCGGTCAGCCCGCCACCGCCCATCAGGTCGGCCATCGGGGTGCCTGTCAGGCTCTGGCCCAGTGTCGGGGTGCCCGTCTGGTCGGCTGCTAGGGCCTCTAGTGTGGGGCCTGCGCTGCCTGTAGGCGTGTTCTGGCCTGGCTGCGTGCTGCCTGTAGCCTGTTCTGAGGCTACTGCTGGTGCTTTTGCACGGTTCAGGATGCCAAATCCTGCGCCCATTGCGCCACCAGTGACAAGCCCCATTGCTGCCGATGAATCCACGCCCTGCATCGGGTCGCGGTCAAGCGCCACGTTTTGCAGCATCTGTTCGCTGACAGACTGGGGCAACTCTTCCAATACACCCTCTGAGAATGCGCCGCCAGCAACACGCTTTGCAAGTCCGGCCTGCTTCGCTGGTGCCTGGCTGGCTGCGCCGCCAATCAGGGCGTTGTCAATATCGCCCACGCCCAGCTTGTTGCCTATCTTGTTGCCAAGTGCGCCGAATGCAGTCGTTGCAAGGCCGGTAGCCCCAGCTAGCGCGGCCTGCTTTCCGGTCAGCTCACCATCGGATGTTTGTTGCCGGATTTGCTCGGCTGCGGAGCCTGCGCCAACAACCCCTTCACCAATTGCACCAGCAAGTCCACCAAGAACCCGTGGCGCAACCGCCATAAGACCACGGCCAACAGCCATGCCAGCACCCATTGGCCCGGCAGATTCAGCAATTCCACTTGAAATGATGCTTGGGTTCTGGATGGCTGCGCCTACTTTTCCAGTGAATCCATCCGCACGCTCATACTTGCGCTGTGCAAGTTGACCGGCCACCGACATTTGATCATCAAGGATTTGCTTGGCATCCTTGAAGCGAACGCCAGCCTGTTCGACTGCTTTGCCCGCCTTGCCGCCTGTTGGGATGTTTGCCGCGCCAACAAGGAATTCAGGCACAGCCATTGTCCCTTTCAGGACTGAAAGCCCAAGGTCGCCAGCGCGGCCAAGTACCCCAGTTTGAACAGGCTTCAGCGGGCCATTGTCTTCAAAATCAGCATCGGTCAGGAATTGTTTTGTTGCCATGTTTTCAGTTCTTCAATGGGGTTGCAGACCACTGTCCGTTGCCAAGGTACTCATAGTTCGCGGTCACGCCGTTTAGTTTGCGGGGGTAAGCCTGACCAGCGACAAGCCCATCACTGCTCGGCTTTGCCCCGGCCTGCGCCTGCTGCCCACCAGCGTCCATACCCTGCACAGGAACAACCTCTCCTGTGGCCTTGTTGTACTTATAGACACTGCCGGGTGTCGTTGTGCCGTCCAGGTTCTTCGTTGCTGGCGTAACTTGTACGCCCCACTCGTCATCCTTGGACTTCCCATTCAGCACCGCCAGCTTCTTGGCTGCGGCCTTCTGCTTGGCCGGGTCATCGCCAGCGGCCAGATACTCCTGGCGGGCGGCATCAAGTGCTTTAGCTTTCTCGATTTCCATACCGGTCGCATCCCGGCGCATGGCATTAGTCTTGGCTTCGTCTGTTTGGCGCAGTATGTCCAACCCCATGCGTGCGCCACCTTGCGCCTCATCGAATGCCATCTTGCGGCTGGCCAGTGCTATGTCGGCCTGCGTCTTGGCATCTGCGCTGCGCTGTGCAGCGGCCAGTCGTGGTGCGGCAGTCTGTTCGCCACGGAATGTATTTAGCGCACCAGTGGCACCGGCAATGCGGGCTTCATATGCACGCCGTGACTCGCCGGGGTTGCGGGAATCAGCAGCATCCATACGCAAGGCACGCTCACGCTGGTAGTTGGCATCCAGAATGCCGAAGCCTCCCGTATTTGTCCCTGAACCCATCATGGCCATGCGAGAGTCTGGTTGTTGCTGCGATGCGGCCAGTGCTGCCATGTCATTGGCATTCCAGCGAGTGCCGTCCGGTTTTGTCAGCGCCTTGTCCACCTGCGCCGTGATGACGTTGCCGTATTGATCAAGTCGCCCGCCCATTGCAGCGGCTTTGGCTTTGTCTGCCTCGCTTGCTGCATTGACAAATACGTAGCCGCCGCCTTGTGGCTTGAACGACTGCCCACTGCCATTCAGGAACTCTGGGTTCAGGCCGACATTCATTCCGCTGTACTCGGTCACACCATCTGCACCAATGCGCTTGGTGATGGCTCCGGTAGCTGGTGCTGCGGGCGCGGTTGGTGCTGGGGTTCCTGGAATGCTGCCTTCGCCGCGCTGGCTCTGGCTTGCTGTCACCAGCGATGTGCCAGATGGGACTGGCTTTGCTGCTGGCGATGTCTGCGCTGGTGTTGCTGGTTCTGCGCCTGTTGACAGCGTGCCGACTGCTGCAAGCCTGCGCATTGGGTCGTCCTGTGGAATGCCTGTCGCACCAGCGGCTCGCATGCGCTCCAAATCAACCCCGCTCTTGTCCGACATGTTCGCAGCGGTGGCGTATTCGCGGCTGTACCAGGGTGCGTTGAGCGATGGAGCGGGCTTTTCTGGCGCTGCGGCTGGTGTGCTGGCCTTGAGAACGGCCATTCCTTGAGACTGCAATGGCGCAGCATTCGGAATGACCGTGCCAGCCTGCGCCGCAATGGCTGCCTTCCTCTTTTCTTCTTCAAGTGCCGTGGTTGCCATCGTGTAAGCCTTTCAAACTGCTACGCAGTCTGAAGGCTCGCACGCTCTACGGCAAACCCCACAGGGTTTGGATCACATCATCAAATTTCCTCTCTGCCCGCCACCAGCGTGTTGATGCCCGACATGGCAGAGCCAGCCAGCGTGCTGTACGCCCGCCCAACTTCGGTGGTGATGGATGCAATGGACTTGCCGTACTCCAGCTTTCCCCGCGCTGCCTCAACCTGGGCCGACAGTGAGCCCGTGGAGTTTTTCACGTTCGCGTCGGCCTGGGCCGTGTACTGCGCCAGAGCCAGCTCGGTCTGCGCCTTGAATGCGACCAGTTCGGCATTGAAGGCAGTCAGAATCTGGCGGTTGTTCTCATTCTCAGCCATTGCCCGTTTGCTCTCGGCATCAACAGTGGCGGTGTACGCTTGCACCATTGCCTGATAGCGGTCGGTGGTGGTCTGGTTCTCTTTTGAAACGGCATCAGCCTCAGCGATCTTGGCCGCGATCTGCTTCTGGTAGGCATCCAACTCATAGTTGTAGCTCTGAAGCTCTGCGTTGTACTTGCGCAGCTTCGCTTCTTCGCCAGCCAGCTGCGCCGTGTACGCCGACCACTCGGCGTTCTTGGCCTGCACCTGGCTGCTGAATGCCTGTGTTTCGGCTTGGTAAATCTCCAGCTTGATCTTCTCCAGTGAGGCCCGGCCCTTGGCTGCATCCACACGGGATTGGTACAGTGAGGAAATGGCCGACAGAGAGGCAATCTGTGCGTTGTACAAGCTGACCTTGGATTGGTCGGCATCGGTCTGCGTCTTCAGCGCCTCGATCTGAGCGCGGAAAACGTCAATCTTGGACAATGCTACCTTGATCTGCGTGTCGTACACCGATGCTGCTGTGCGGTACGCATCCACACGGGCAGAGTAAATCCGAATGGCTGCGTTGTGGATTTCGATGGCGGTGGAGACTTCCGTCTTCACGAACTCGAAAGCCTGGTCGCGCAGCGCATTCAGTTGACCGGCCCAACTGATAGCCGCATTCACCATGAGCGTGCGCAGTGATGCCGATGTTGAGATGGCGAATTGCAGGTTCTTCTGCTCCATTTCCATCTGGGCCACGGCCAAGTCGGTGATGGCTTTGTGGACGTTGTTTGCAGCCTCCTGACGCGCTCGCGCCACCGCCGACATGAGCGCACCATTGGGCAAGGTGAACCCACGGGATGCAGCTTCGTCGTATGCCGCCTGTTTGGTGGCTTCGGCATTGCGCGATTGTTGCTCGCGTGCCCGGTTGATGATGGCGGTTTCCACTTCCTCTTGGATGCCCGTTCCCCCGTTCAGGTAGGCATCCAGCTTCGCCTCCATTTTGGCAAGCTGGGCGAAGTGCGCTGGGTTTTGTGCATTAACCCAGTCGCTTGCAAGGCTTTTCAGCTTGTCCGAGTAGGCGTTGAACTTGTCTTCAGCGCCATTCAGCTTTCCGCTCGGGTCGGACAAGTCGCTTGGGCCATCCGGCATGGTGCCAGTAAAGTCTGGCAAATTGATCTCTGGAGCATTTGGAACTTCGCGCTCTGCGAAGGTCGGCATGGTCGGGATAAGAAAGTCAGGCGGCTCTGGAAAGTCGAAGTTGACATTGACATCTGGCCGCGAAGGTGTCGCTGACAACCCGGATGGCTTGCTTGGATCAACCAATGATGGTGCCGTGAACCTGTTTATCGGTGCCGTGCCAAAGTTAAAAGGTGGTGCTTCACGCAACGCACCGGGCGGCGTGGGGGGTGCAGGCAGGGTCAGCGACACCGGAGGGATCGTGGGCAGGCCGGGTATCTGCCCAACGTCCGGCCCGTCAGGAGTCAGAATAACGGTCCATTCCGGGCCACTGTAGCCGAGATGCTCGATCTTCTGGACTGCCCTGTCGAGGTTTGTGCGTGCGTCATACAGCAGGTTGTCTGCCTGTACTTTTGCTTGCAATAGGATGTTCTGGAAATCGATGCTAAAAGCCATTTAGATTCTCCGTTTGAGTTTTTCGATTTCAAGCTCGATCTCGTCAAGATCAAGCACGCCATTGCCAGCAAGTCCAACGGCCAGATAGCGGTCTTTCACACCCCGGCCAAACTTGACACGATGCGCCTGCGCGGTTGAACCACGGGGTGATGTGTAGCTGTACGTCTGTGGTGCGTCCTGACCTGCCACGATCTTGGCCGTCAGCTCCGGGTCAATCCGGCCACTGAAGTAGGCGGACACAGCCGTTTTCATGCCGGTATGGCCGAAGGTATCTGGGTGGGTTTCAATTTCATATGGGATGGCAGCGCCCGCATCCGTGGTGCCTTCCAGCAGATACAACCCTGTGCTGTTCGCCCCGAAGTAGCTGTTCTGGTAGCGCACAACATGGGTGAATGGGAAGTTCGTGTAGCGCGTCACTTCGTCAACTGTCACACCGTCAGCGTCAGCCGTGTGCTGCAAGTTGACTGCATACGCCTCAAACGTGGCTGCCACCGTTGCCGTTCCGATGGCCTCCATGAAGGCCATGACAGGCTGAATCCATGCCTGGCCCTGACCGCCAAGTCCAGGCATTGGGGCCAGAATATCAGCGCCGCCGTAGTTCTCCATCGTCCCTGTAGCGGACAGCTCGAACAATGGAAGCGTGAGACTTGCCCGCCCAATCGCGCCAGTCAGCCCGGTAGCATGCAGTTGCACACCATCTTGCAGAGTGATGTCGATGACCGCGCCGGAGTACCCAACGAGGGTTGGAATTGGCGGGAACAGGTCGGAAGAACCGAGTGTTGATACCGTTCCAAGCGAAACAACGACTGGGGCAGGTGCATAGATTGAAGCCGCACCGTAGCCAGTCACAGTTGCCGTAATCGAGACGGTCTGGACTGGAGCGGTGATGCTGGCATTCGCACCCGCATACGCCTCAATTGTTGGCGATGGTGGTGCGATGTGTGCCGAAAATTCACCAGCGGACGATCTGCCCACTGCGTACAGCGTTGGAGCGGCGGGTGATATGTTGGCGCTGCCAAATGAAGGCGGCTCGCTGGTGACGGCTGGGAGAATCAGTTGGGCGGTGTTGACGACTTCGCCCGCTGTTGCAAACGCAACAATTCTCGGGAATCTGGCGACCACTCCGACTGGCGCACCAGGCCCAAAAGCAGCAGCCTGAATGGGTGGCATGTCAGCAGTGACACCGGGCCACAACCCGCCACTTGAGTAAGCCTGCAATGGAGGAATCGCAATGCTGACACCAGCGGGAGAAATGATCACACCATTGGCTGCACGCACAGACATGGGCGCGAACGATGCCGAAACAAATGCGCCCTGGATGGCGCTGACACTCATTGGCGCAAACCCAGCAAAGACTCGCACGTCGCTACTGTCAGACGCAGACACCGACATTGGCCGGAATGCCTCGCTCACTGTTGCGGTGTACAGCTCTACCGCCTCCGCAGCCGACACAGAGTCACCCTCACCAAACAGGGAAGCATCGAGAAACACTGTGCCTCTGGATGGAGTGAGGCTGGTGTACAGCAAGGCATCATCAGCGAAATACGTGACGACACCAGACTCACGCCGGATGCTGAAGCTCGCCCCGATGGTGGCCGAGGTTGTGCGCCGAATACCAGACTCAACAACGTAGTAGGTGTTGCCAGTAAACAGAAAGCCATGCTGGATTTCTTCGGGATAAGAACTGGTGGCATTCAGTGAATTCAGCCCAACTGCAATTCCGGACACCGAGGCTGGAACCGAAAACGAAAACAGGCAGTCGCCTGAAAATTCAGCGACAGACCTTGCACCGGCTGACCACTCTCCGTGTACGCTGGATGAAATTGTCATAGCACGTACCTCGACTTGTTCTTTTGGTTGACAGCTCGTGCATACGTCCTGGCAAGAGCCAAGTTCCGCTCATACAAGGCTTGCTGCGCCGGGGTAACAGGTGGCACGGCTGGCGGCAGTGGTGGCTTAACTGTCTGGGGGAGATTTGGCCGGAACGGAGGGGTTGGTATCGGCGGAGGTGTCCGAGTAGGTGTATCACCTGGCGGTGGTGGTGGTGCTGGCGGCACAGGCTCTGGCCGTGCAACCAGTGGCGGTGGTGCTGGCGGCAGCACCCGTGGGAGCGGATCGCGCCTCAGTGTGCTGCTCATGGCATCAGTACGTAGGCAGGGCTACATTGAAGTAGGACAGGGAGAACGGCTCACCAGACACGAGGGTGGTGTTGCCCAGCAACATGTCGGCATCAACGCCACCGATTGAGCCTTGCACGCGAACTGCTGACGTGCTCGCATCGCCCGTGTCGCCGCTTGCTTGAAGCCGCCAGAACGCCGCCACGCCGCCCGTAGTGATTGAGGTTGTTGACCAGACTTCTGCGGTTGCCTTGGAGATGACACCAGCCGAAGCCGTGCCAAACGTCAGGCCGGTGGTGCCATCGCCGGATTCTGTCAATGTAGCCAGCAGCGTGGCAGAACCGATTGCAGCATCTGCGGTGGCAGGCTCTGTGCCTGCATACAGATACAGGCGGCTTCCGTCAACAAGTGCCTTGAATGATGATGTGGCCAACATCCCATTGCGCAGGCCGGTGGAGAATTTTGCCATGATGGCTCCTTTGAAAATTAAGTGGTTTCGTGGCAGTTGATTAAGTCAGTCCAGAATGGATTGCTTACAAACTCGTCGTATTCAAAATCGACGCTTTTCATATAGAACTTAGGTTTGTCCTCGGCATTGAAGGCTTGAAAAGAAAATGCAGGGTGTGCATCTTCCCTGAGTGAAAATTTAGCTATGTTGTCTGGTGTCTTTTCGATTGATGCCAGTGTTGTCCCGTTTTTTGATAATCTGTAATGAGTTCCGTCGTCATAAAATCTGATCTCTAAAACACCCGACGATATTTCGACAGGGTCCAGCGCTACAGCTGGAATTCCTTTGTTTCGCAAAACTGCCAGTATTGACCCGCTTGGATACTCGGCGTTTGAAATCCTGACTTCACACGAAACCCCCGCTGCATTAAATTTAATTGTTGCCGCGAACGTAAAATCAAATTCACCGACAGTCCCATCAAACAAGATGGAAGCAGTGCAGTCAATGATTGCGCACGACGAGTGCATTTTCCTGAGCAAAAGAATGGCGCTAGGGTCGCATGCTCCAACACCTTTTCCTGATACCCATTCAAACGGTTCAAACGATCCTGATCCTGCGTAGCACCAATTCGGGTCACTCGGATACAACGGCCACAGCTCATCCGTTTCAGAGTACAGCGGTGCGGCCAGTGTCAAGTCTTCCTGATATGTCTTGATCATGGCGACACCTCAGACGGCATGGTGATTGCGAACCGAGGCACATAGGCGTTGGTCAGGGCTGTGACAGCCGTCATGCCAGGTGGCATGGACACGCTTTCGCCAATGGCACCGTCAATGCGTGGCATCTCCATGCTGTCGCCACCTGTGTCATCAGAATTCCAGACAAAGCGCCACCAGCCTGGGACACCAGCGGCCACGCCCTTCATCATCCATGTCCCACGTCCGGCCAGTGTTCCCGGAATGTCGCCAGCCTCAAACAGCAGCCCGCCAGCGGTGTCTCCTGGGGCTGGTGGTGATACGCCGCCATCAGTGATCACCGCAACCAGTGTCCCTGTCTGTGCATTGTTTGCGGAAGCTGGTTGTGAGCCAGTGAACAGGCGAATGTGCCCGTACTGCATCATTGCACCAAGGCCGTAGCTTGTGATCATGGCGCTGCACAGTCCTGAACTAAGTCGAATTGTCATAGTGCCCCAATTGGTGAAATGTCATTCAGAAGCGTCCCCAGCCCGGAAATTTCACCGAGGTTCAGGGTACTGTAAACAAAAAAGCGTCGATCACCAGACACCACAGGGGCTGCGTCATAGCTGCTGAAATGCTCGCGGAATCCACCACAAACAATCAGCTCACCACCCCAAGCAACAACCCGGACAAACCGGGTGCTTGACAGCTCTTTGTCGAACTCGATCACGGGGCCGACATGGGCTTGATGCACAGGCCCGAGCCATGCCGGGTTTGGAACAACCGAGTTGTCCGTGTATTCCTCACGAGCACCCAGACTGTAATCAATGCTCTGCGCCACAGTTGCCTTGTATGTGGCGACTGGGTGGGAGTTCTGGCATGAGCTGTGCGTAGTCAGCAAGTTGACCCAAAATCGGTAGGGGTACAGCACGGGTATGCCACCTGCACGCTCTCCCCAAAACTCGGGCCTGTACGCCGACTCTGTGCTGTAGCCCGGTGTCAGGTCATCCACATCCAGCGAATCAAGGTGAAGCACTCGCGGGTCATTCACACCAAGCATGAGCCACGCCCGAACCTTCATCACGGCATTGACTGGTGGAGCTGTTTCATCTCCCATCTTGCCGAACCTCATCCGCTCGTACACCGTGTGCTCTGGCTTGTCGATGTCGAGGTAATGGATGATGGTGGCATCGCCCGTTGTTTGCAGGTAGTCGTTATCGCTTGTCGTGTCCGTGTACACCAGAATGCTGCCGTCTGGAAACTCAATCTCACCGCGAAGCCGAACACTCCACGGGTCAAGGTTTGATTTTGAGATTGCGCAATCCACGTTGATGTATGCGTAGTCCAGCGATTCGCCTTGATACGTGGCAAACAGCTTGCAGCTACCAACGCAAGTTGACGAAAACTGGTGCGCGTCCTCAACGCCTGAACATGTCGAAACAAGCACATCAAGGTGGTCTGAAATATAGGTCTGAGTTCCGTCTGGCAGGAATTGGCAGAAGTTCACCACCTGCCCGAACGTCTTTTCTCTTTCTGCCTCATCATCTTGGGCGACATGGCTACCCCAGTCAAGCCCGGTCTGTTTCACAACAAGGCCCGTGTATCTGCTCAGTGTCGTGTACGAGAACACGGCCCTTTCTCCAGACTCCGAGAAGCGCCCAACAGAATACTTGTCGGCATCAGCCGGAAAGTCGAAGCGTGAAATGGTGCTCCTGCTCTCATAGAAGCCGTTGAACTTGCCCTCAACAAACAGGACATACCCAAGACCTCCAGCATCAACCTCTCGGTACTTGAGAAGCATGCGCAGATATGGCTCGTTGTCTTTCGTCACTGCCGTTACAGCGATGCACTCAACAGACTCAATGCCATCAGGCAGCTTTGTGCCGCCTGGGTACTCAAAATGTACGCGCCGACCCTTAAAGAAAATGAACGTCTGGGCCTTCTTGCGCTTGTCCTCATCCACGTACCGGCGAAAAGGCTTGATTGGTCGGTAGCAGTCCATCGAACTTGAGTCGGTCTTTCTGGCCTCGCCGCCGAATGAGATCGGCCCGTAGTACGAGTTGACAACCGATGCACCAACAAGCGGGTGCGAGAACGGAACAAACACTTGGGCTGCAATTGCGCCGCTGACAGGTGGATCAATCTCTTTTGATGGCGAACCTTCTTCGTAGCCACTGGCGTAAGTCTCATTGACAGAACCACCCTTGACCGAAAAATCCAGCACGCAAGCTGCTGAACCTGGGTCTGATTCATCTACAAGGTCAGCGCCGCCAGATGGCTCGAATGGCGTTTCGTAGTCTGTTGCCATGACTTCTGCGTGCCGTGGTGAATCCACCCATGATTCGACCAACACCTCTTGCAGTGTTTTGTCCTCTGTCGCATTGGCAATGGCAAGGTTTTCACCGGACAGATCACCAGCACGGAGATATGACCGCTCAACAGTGGAGCGGTATCCTTCTCTGAATTTGGTTGAGTCGTGTCGCAGAACCCCGGTGGATGCAACCTCTCTAACAGCAAATGCAGCCATGTTGGTGGTGAACCCGCGAACTGGTGGTATGCACGGCCTGCGTCCTTGAGACGCCCTGAATGCGTTGGTCATGTTTAGAACATCGGTTCCGATGGACGACTCATATCTGACCGTCACCGGACGATGGCAGTACCAGTTCTCAGCATCTCTAGGCTCCATCACAATCGGGACAAGCCACTCTCCGAACTGAGGCTTCACATCGCCTTTGTGCGTCAGTCCAACCCTATACAGGTTCTTCTTTGGCTTCGTCCCAGGCGGCGCATCGTCTGGCAACGGTAGGAACTCGTCCCCATCCATCTTCGTGTAGAACAACGGCCAAACTGTCAGGTTCTTCTTCCACTTTGCGTCACGCTCTGGAAGCTCCTTGTCTTTCTCGATCAGCTTCCAAACCATGCGCAGATACTCAGGGTATCCGTTGTGCTTCAGCCTGTTGACCATGACAAAGCGCAGCGGCCCGGCTGGCGTTCCGAACCCGTCTTCCGTCTTTGGCAGCCCATAGCCTCGTGGAGCGGCTGTAGTGCGCGGTGTGAAGAAGATGCCTTCAGGTGACCACACAAGGCGTGCCGGGTCTGCATCCTCTATCCTGATGTGATCGTGGCCTGGCTCTATGCGCAGGCTGATATTCACGCTGTCTATTTGCAGGTGCTTGGATAAAAAGTCCAGCCCGAGCGCACGCATCTTTGCAATCTGCCGTCTTGCGAACGGCAGGTACATGTCGCCACCAAGGATGATCTTGTGCTCCACTGCATCAACCGGCTGGCTGTGTCCACGTAAAGCTGTCAATCGTCGTTGGGGCACCAACTTCAATATTTATGTTGGACAGGTTCAGGTTTGCCCCAGATGTTCCGACAGAGCCATCCAATCGCGGCAGTGAAGTCGATGCGCCGCCCTCGTCAACGCCGTTACCCTTGAATCTGAACCAGCCAGCAGTTCCTTTAGCCAGACCGACAAAGCTCCATGTTCCAGACTTGGACACGGAGCCGCCAGAGGCTGCGGCAAACGTCAGGCCGTTGGTTGGCGATCCGGGGGTAAATGCCATAGACGAGAGTGTCACAATACCCAGAAGAACACCGGACACAGCATTGTCAGCCGAAACAGGCTGAGAACCGGAGCGGATTTCGATGATGCCATTGGCAAATGTGGATGCGAAACCAGTGGTTCCAGCCAGGTTTGTGCGCAGTCCAGTTGAAAGGCGAATAGGCATGATTGCTCCTTAGAAAGCGTTGAATGGGCTGTTGCCCTGTTGGATGACTGCCAGATAGCGTTTCTGCCCACCGCGCTGAATCAGGCATGCGCCCGCATTTACGCCTGGGGCTACGCTCACCTGTTGCTCGGTCAGGTTCTTGAACGGCATGGCCTCGCATGCGCCGCGCACGCTCCAGAACAGGATGCGCCCACCGTCAGCAGTCCAATGGTCGCCAGGCACCACGCCGTAATCAGCAAGCTGGGCCAGTCCTTCAGGCGTGTAGGCGTAGATGGCAGCGTCTGTGCCAATTACCAATGCGGTGCCGTGAGGGGCCAGCATCTCCACCTTGCCAGGCAAGAGGATGAAATCGCTGTCCAGGTTGAACAGGTGAAAGCCCATCGCCTTGGAGAACCACACAACCGTCTGGTTTTCAGTGGGCATGTACTGCGCGGCGTACACACGGCCACGCCAGTGCTGAACCAGGTGAGTTCCAGTTGGAAGTTTGTCGTACAGGCTGGGAAGCTCTTCGCCGTCAGCGCCAATGGTCGGAATATCGACAAGCTCAGACTCACGCCACGGGGCAACCTCGTTGTCTGGCTGAATGACACCGCTGTCCGTGCCGTTGTCAAAGAACACCTGCTCGTTCAGCTCGAACCAGCTCACGGGTTTGGTTGATGTCAGCGTGTAGAGCCGAACGCCTGCAAAGTCCTGGATGTACCCATCCACTGAGGCATAGAACCGGCTGAAGTCTGCCGTCGTGAATGCACTGGCGAAGTTGCCAGTCTGCACACGGGAGTAGCCCTCGCGCTTGGACAGTGCGCCAGTCGATGTGACGTTGACGTTGTTGGCCTTTGCAAGCCAGTTCACACCCAGCCGCAGCGGGTCTGTGGTGTTGTTCAGGCCATTGAAGGATGAGACTTGCATGCGTCACCTCACAGCCACACGGCCTGGTTGTGGTGTGGCACATCGGTTTCGTGCTCGCGCCGGATGGTCGCATCCATGCGCTGACCAAACATGCGGGTGAACTCGGCTTCGCTGCGTGCGGAGCGGGCAGGGTCGATCACTTCGGTATCGGGGATGCTGAACGCACGGTGCAAAGCCCATGAGACAAGGTGCCGGTGGTGCTTGGCCGCGAATTCAGGCGTGTCCGTGGTCAGCGCCATTGGAGCCAGCGGCAGGCGGTTGACCTCCAGCTTCAGCGTGCCATCCGTTTCTGGCAGGCAGCCAAAGCGAATCTTGGTGTCGTGGTGGATGTAGAACACCGGGCGCTCGGTGCGAGTGCGCCATCCGGCCTCGTTCGCGTCCAGGTAGTGCTCTGTCACCTGCCCCAGCACATCACCATCTGTTTCAGCGTCACCAGTGGCGAAGAACTCGGCGCGGGTGATGTTGATGATGCTGGGGTGTGTGTTGTAGGTGCTGGTGCCTGCTGTGATGGCGATGTTGCACACGGCATGGGTTGACCAGTCTTTGATCAACAGTGACCGCACACATGCCTCGTCAACTGCTTCATTTAGCCAGTCGGTGACGGCTGGGTCTGAAAAGAAGTAAGGGGCGACGGCATCATCGGCTTCACGCCGGAATTGTGCGATCAGTTGTGCGAGTGTCATTGTTTGTTACCGGAGTTTTTGATCTGGTCTTGCAAACTGGTTGTAGCTCGATTCGCCAATTTGGGTCACATTCTCGGCAGCCGATGCCTTGTAAACACCGCCCATGAATGGAGTCAAGCCAACTCCATGCTGACGATTTACAACTGCACCAGCTTGTTTCAACGTCCGTGGAAGCCTCGTTCCAACAGAGAAGGCTCCACCGATGACTGGAACGGATGACAGGGCTGCACTCACCATTCCGCCTGTGTCGTTATTCCCCATTGCTGTTGCGTAATCAATGGCAGCGGCGGGCACTCCAACGGCAGGGTGAAGCTGGGCCACTTCATACGGAAGCGGATACGATGCCTTGAGCACGTTATTTCCGTTTTGCAAATCTTGTGCAATCGGGTCAATAACGAGTTTTTTCAGGCCACGACCGATCCCGCCCCAAAATCTTTGGTCTGTTGGTGGTGCTGATAGTGGGCCTGGCATCGCGTACTCCTTAATTCTCAGGTCAAACCGAACTGGTCAAACTTCTGGATCACATCAGCGCGGAGTGCTTCAACGGATTTGCGTCCATCGAGCGAAATGCGCCATTGGGTCTGGGCGAATTGCTTCAGCGCATCCTTGTCCATGTGAGAAATGCTCTCGCGCATGTCGTGCTGCTGATTCAGCTCGTCGTCCTTCTTCTTGGCCTCGGTGTCGTCTTCAATGAAGGCTTCATCGGCCTTGGCCTTGTCATCAGCACGCACCCACACGGCAGCATGCTTGAGCATCCGCACTGCGTACTGCTCAGGAATTGCCAGTGTCTCGCCCTGCTTGAACGTCACGCCAGAGCCGCATGCACCGTCTTTGTAAACAGGGCGGTGGCCGATGTAGGTGATGTTGATGGTTTTCATGTTCAGAATTGATGCACCCCGGCGTGAACCGGGGTGTGTTGCTTATCAGGCGCTAACGAACTCGCCGTACACAAGCATGGCCAGCTTGCCCACGGCTGCGTTGTTGGCACCACCAGTGGTGATGGTCAACCATGCGTCCTTGGGCAGAACCACTGGGGCCACTGCGGTGTTGCTGGCGCGGTAGCGGCCTGCGGTGTTGATGGCCACAGAAGCACCGAAGTAATCGGCATCCTGGGGAACGCTGGTGTCATTGGTGCCATCGACGTAGGCAAAGCCAATGTCGGCCACCACGGAGGCGGTGAATGCGTCATGCACGATCAACAGGCTGTCGTGCAGCTCCAGGCCAGCGGGCAGCTTGCCAATTCGCACCACATCGCCGGATGCAATAGCAGAGGTTGAATCGTGGCCGATGGCCGCACCGCTGGAGTTGGTTTCCAGCGTGTACTTCAGAACGCCAGCGTTGCCGTAGGGCATCTGGGAATAGTTGGGGCCATCGTTGGGACGGCTGACGGTGATGGTTGCCATGATGCGGCTCCTAAATCTTGGGTTGAACTTGGCTGGAAGAATGGGCCGAAGCCCATTCATTCATCAGGCAGATGCGGGCAGGGTCACAGCGGTGTCGATCACGGTCACGCCGTAGTCGGTGTACTGTTTCTCGGTTCCGTGGTCGATCAGGTAGCGAATCTTGCTCACGCCACGGATGGTGGACAGGGCAATTTCCATCACGTTTTCGTGATCCAGCTCCTTCTCGCTCCAGAACATCGGTGCGCCAGTCTTGGAGTGCTTGGCGAATGCTTCAGCCACAGCTTGACCACCCAGCAGGATGGCGCGATCCACAGCGGCAGTCGTGCCAAAGCTGGATGGAACCACTGCGCTGGATTCGGTTTCGCTGGTGTAGCTGGCGCAATACTTGATGGTGTCGCCAGCGTAGAAGCGGATGGGGCGAATCATCTTCACCACCAGAATGCCGTTCCACAGCAGCGTGTCCGGGCCAGCAAACAGCGGGTGGTTGCCTGCCATCTGGGCGCGAGCCATCGCATTCGCCTGGTAGGTGCGGAAGCTCGAATCCTGGGCGATGCCAGCAAACTGAGCAGGAGACACCAGCAGAACACGCAGTGGTGAGTCGTTGGCAGCGCGGTCGCCCTCGAAGATCACGGGAGGGGGGGGCAGGGCCATGTTGTCCACGGCATTGCGGATGCCATCGACCACGCTGAAGTTGAAAACGTCAGTTGTTGCGATGGTCACTTCACCAGAACCCACCTTCAGAGCCTCGATGCCGGAGCCAGTCGAGATGAAATGGCGGTTTTTGGTGGGCGCTTTCACGGTGTTGACCATGATCTTGCTGAAACCAGCATTGGATGCCAGAGGCACAACCCAATCGACGTTGCTGTGCGAGCCACGGGCACCGGCCATGTGAACCAGCAGAGACTGGTCGCCATAGCGATCCATCAGGCTCTGGCCCTGGGCACGGGCCAAAGGGCGCAGCTCGTGGGGGCTGCGTTGGTTGGTCATGGTGCCACCGAGCGACACGGCAAAGCGGGCTTGGTTGACGCGCAAGCGGTCTTGGCTGAACGACATGCCAACACCACGGCCCTCGATGAACTCGTCGCCCATTGTTGGCAGTGCGTTGATGGGGTTGATCAGGTCGAACGTGATCTCGTCGCCATCACCACGGGCCAAATCGACGCAGCGCACGATGGGGGCGGTGGCGCTGGATTGCTTGCGCAGGACACCTTCAGCGTCTTTGGCTGTTGGCATCTTGCCGGTGAGGCGGTTCATGGTGCTGTTGCGCTGCATGTGGGCGGCGAACAACCCAACAGACTGCGTGACTTTGGCGATTGGGTCGCCATAAGGGATATTCGTTTTTGCCATTTGCGGCTCCTTCTGGTTGGAAATGCCACGCCATCACGGCGTTGCAGGGATTGCGGGTAGTTACAAAAGACGCGCCATCAAGTCGGCAATCTGCTCAGGGGTTTTGCCTTCCAGCTTCCCCATCAGATCGACGGCTGACATTTGCCGCATTGCCTCGTTCTCGTCGTGCTGCCCTGCTGTGCCACCCGGAATGTCCGAGAGACTTGAAGGGCCGCGCTGTTGAGCCTTGGAAATGGCGGCTTGCGCTACTGCCGCTGAATCTGGGGTCGCAGCGGTTTTTCGAGTACCTGTTTCCGACTTGAAAGCGTCCAGCAACTCGATCACCTGGGCGGGCGTGCCACCAGTGATCACTTGCTGGTAAGCACCACGCACAAAAGCTGGCTTGCTTTGCACCCAATGCTCCAACTCGGCGCTTTCAGCGATGGAGGCGGCATCAGGGTGCTTGGACAGCACAAGCTGGCGGGCCTGTTCGGCTTCGTCAACCTGTTTGGCCTGCTTGATTGGGGCCAGCTCTTGCTGCAATTCGGCGCGGATGCTTTCGCGCAGAGATGCGGCTTGCTCGGCCACCAGCTTTTTGACCCCGGCGCGGATGGCTTCTTCTGAGAAGTCGCCAAACAGGTCAGGGTCGGCACCGGCTTCAATGGCGGCTGAAGCTGCTTCCACGGCCTTGTCGGTGGCGGTAGCGGCTTTTCCAGCCTCGGCCCGTGCATCAGCTTGTGCTTGCAATTCAGCGAGTGCATCCTGAGCGGCTTTTGCCTGGGCTTTCCAGTGCTGTTCAGCTTCGCGGGCCTCGGTCAGCTTCTCGTAGGGGATGGTGTGAACACCGTCACGCGCAAGAATGACATGGGCCTGCGCATCAGTTTGCGCGGCGGGTTGCGTGGTTTCAGTTTCGGGGGCTGTTTCAGCGGGCTTTTCTGCCACTGGTGCAGGCGTGGGTTCGGGCTGCCCACTTTCCGAAACAAGTTCGGTATCGCCCTCGGGCAGGCTCAAAAGCTCTGCCATCTGCTCAGGTGTCAGATTAGTCGCATCATGCAGCGACAGGTACTCGGCTTGAGTAGTCATGCGTTCCTTGCCGCTTGTCGGAGCGGCACCAAAAGGTCGCGCATTCGACTGGCAGGCCCGGAGCCGAAGCCCCGAGCCGGTCAATCTCCAGCTACGGGAATGTGCCTGCCTCATCACGAGGTGGGCGGTTCGCGGGTATCACTACACGCTTAAGTCGCAGTGTGCAAGCTGTGAGTGAAAAGTGCAAAACCCACAGGGTTTAGGCCATGTTGTCCGTCGTTCTTGCTGTTTCAATGCCGTCCATGCCCTGCTCCGGGCGGGATGGGAATGTCGGGCTGGTGTTCTGCGGCACGTCCAGCGGTGGCACCTGGCCTACTGGAGCGGCGGGCACTGGATAGTTTGGATCGGCACCCATTGGGTTCGGGCGCTGGTATCCAGCCGATTGCATGATTGAGTCTGCGATTGGGGCCACGGTTGGCATTTGGGCCACTACCTGCCCAGACTGCATGGCTGCAAAGGCGCTCGAAACGCCCACCTGCACAGCCTCTGCCACCAGCTTCGCAATCTCGGCTTCAGCCTTCCGCTCTTTGATCTGCACCTCGCGGGCCTTGAGTTCGTTGCCGGACTTCGCAAGCGCATCGTCCACAGCCTGCTTGATGCGCCGCTCGATTGCTTCAGGGCTTTCCTGCTGCGCCGCTGCCTTGATTGCCTCCACGACTTCTTTTCGGTATGGTAGATCCATCAAGCCCACAACGAAAGGCATGACGGCGGCCTGCATGTTCGCTGGCATGGACTTCACAGCCTCGCCAAGCACGTTCAACTGCTGGCTCCTGAAGCTGCTCGATGTGGGCACATCCTCCAGCGCCACCTTCAGTTTGATGCGCTGCACATCGTTGCTCAGGTACTCGATGCCGGTGGCTGGGTCAACCTCTGGCAGATTCAGTTGCACGATCTTTTCTGGCCGGAGTGCGTCACCTTCGATCACAACGGTCTGAGGTTCTTTTCCCATGTCTTGAATGATGAGGTGCATCAGCATCTCGCCCACAATCGACCTGCCTCGCCCGAACTTGTCCATTAACCCGGCCAGTGCCTGCGTGCTCTGCTCAACCTGCGTCTGCTCTTGCAAACCGCTGGTGGCTGTGCCCTGGCGGCCCATGAACCCTGCTGAGATAGCCGAAATGCGCTCGATGCTGGCGCGTGCGTCCTGCATCATCTGATAATGCTGGTCGGTCAGTTGGTAGTCGCGTTTCACATCGAACCGCGCACCGGGCTGGCTCATGTGGTTTGCATCCAGGATGATGTCGGCATCCGGGCGGGCAATCATCGTGCGGAATGCAGCGTCAGGCATAGCCACAGCGCCTTTGGTGCGCTCTGTACGCATCGCGCTCATGCCCCAGCGCAGTTTTGCGGTAGCACTGTTGAGGCTGTCTTGCGGGTACACCATCGCCTTTATGGCCCCGTAGGGAACACCTGTGCGGTCGTCGATAGCGTTGAAAAACGGGGCGTACCCGAAATAGTTGTGGGTGTGCGGGCTTGGGCCGTCTTCGAGGATGTGCGGCCCCAAGAAATACGCCCTGCGCACACGCGACACCGTTGCCGTGATCACATCGGCCATGCCCTGCACCAAAGCCAGCGTGTGCGCCTGATTTGCGTGGTCAAACTCCACGAAGCGCCCAGACTTGAGGATGCGCAGCACCTTGACGTTGACCCAGCGTCGATACCACAGCTCATGCACCATGACCCGTCTGCGGTCGCTGTCGTGCCACTGCTGCTCCTCGATTGACCAGCCGCGCTGTGTCTCCCATGAATCCATCAGCCCGGTCGCAGTTCCTCCATCCAAGTTGTAGTCGGCGTAGAAGTCGCCCCATCCACCGCGAATGCGCTGAATCAGCTCTTTGTGCTGCGGCCACATCTTTGCAGCCACGTCGATATCGAGCCACCGGCTGCGGTCGAGGTATCGCCAATCGGTTGTGTCCAGCTCTTTCCCGAGCATGTCCCAGCGAATCTCGTTGCGATGGACGCACGTTGCACGGTACGGGTAGCGGAACGGGTCAGACACCCGGCTGACCTCAACCCAACCAAGGCCCACGCCTGCCTGAGTCAAGAACGCATTGCTGCATGCTGCATCGGCCTTGCTGTGGCGCTCGGCCTGATTGAGCCTGTAATTGATGGCATCGGCCACATCTTGACCCTGCGGATCGCCATCGGGTGTAACTCTCCAGTCTTTGCGCGTCTTGACCTCCAAACCGCACAGCGAATTGATCGCACTCTGGATGATGTTGTCCACTGCGGGAGGGATGCCAACTGCGGCCAGCTTGCGCAGCAGTTCGCTGTCGAGCTGGTTGCCGTCGTAGTAGTCCATCTCCTTGTCCATGCGGGCGCGGAACGGAGGCTGGTTCTGCATCTCGCCCAGCCAGTCTGTGAACTCCTGCAATGTGATTGGTTCGCCTGAATTGCGCTTGTCCGTATTGATCATGCTGCTCTCTTTTTACATGCGCCAGTCTGGAGGCGGAGGGGGGTTGTAGTCGGAATGGGCCGCTCCAGCGTCTGGTATTCCGGCGACGAACGTCATGGCAACCGAGTCGCCCTTGTCTGGCGATCTGCCCAGCATCTGCCGGATTTCGTCCTTGTCGCGCATCTGGATTGCGGCTGTATGCCCAAGCGATACAACCTTGTACCGAACTGCGCATAGGTCTGTCAGTAGTTCCTGGTCTGGCGGTAGCTCAATCGGGTCAGGGTTTGCCGGGTCAAGTGCTTCACGCAGTCGCCAATACATCTCGGCCCGCTTGTTGCGAAAGCGCAGATTGCCCTTCTTTGTCTGCAAACCAGACGATGCACTGCCGACGACTGGAAGGACGTTGAGATTCATGGCTATCAGAAAATCAAGGGCGCTCGATCCGATGCCGATGCTGTCCACGCACACACACACGCCATTGCGCACCAGCGGTGCAATGAATGCAGCAGCAGTTGGGCCGTCTTTTGTCAGCACGCCGGGAGCCTGGACGATCTCATCAAACCACTGGCCATGCCGCCTTGCTGCGCTGGACTTGTCGATTCCGCCTCGGGCCGGGTCGAACCCCAGCGCGGTCATCAAGCCCTTGGCTGCTCGTGGCTTCCACCGGGCCTGCGCCGCCTTGACCCACTCTGTTGGGATTACTTGCCACGCTGGATCAGCTGCCCCAGCCATGAAGTCGCCTTTGAGCATCTGGCTGCGCAGTGGCTCAGGAAGGGCTTGCAGTGTGGCCTTGTAGCCCGTCGTGCTCAGAAACAGGTTGTCATCTACGGATGAACGAATGAAGGTGCGGCTCTTCGGCTTGACAACATCCTGCCCAACCATCACCGGCTCGGGGCCGGGCACCTCTTTGTCCTCGCCTTTTTCATCAGTGACGAACCACCGCAACTCGCCGTCTTTGGCTGGCCGGGGGTGGTTCGGGTCTAACCAGGGTGCCCAGAATCGTTTGACCCATTCGCCTTCTGCGCTTGTTGGCGGGTTTCCTGCGCACACAACACGCTGGCGAATTCCTGGGTCATCGGAGCGGAGCCAGCCAATCAGCGCCCGAAACTGGCTTTCAAGAAAGTGGGTGATCTCGTCGAACAACTTGGCATCATGTGCGCGGCCCTGATACTTCATCCAGTCGAGCGGGTCTTTCACACTGCCCAACTCCAGCACACGGTCGTCAGGCAAGCGCCAAACGCCGGTCTGGCTGTTGTAGCCATCGCGGCTCTTAATGATCCGGGCCATTTCTTCCACGATTCCGACCAGCTGCACAGCCTCGCGCCGAAAAATGATGCTGCGCCGCTGCGCTGTCAGCGACAAACCCATCAGCAGCGCCGTTTTTCCGCCACCAGCGGCTCCACCATAAAAAATGATGTCAGCCTGCGAGTAGTAGGCCATCGTCTGGGGGCCTGGCTGCGGCACCCACAGCGGTGCATCGGCGGTCAACATGGCATCCAGCTCGGCCTTCTGCTCCGGGGTCATGCGCTCAATCAGCGCCATTGCCTCGGCTGTCGTCATGTCCATGTTGATCTGGGTCATGCGGTGGCCTGTTTCAGCATCGCCACAAGGCGCACGGCACGCTCTGCATCAGTCATGCCAGATGTGCTGCTTGCACGGGCTTGAGCGGCCATCTTTGCCGGGTCTTCATCCAGCTTGAGAATCTTGCGCTGCAACTCGATCAGGTTTCGCAGTGCCTCGGTGAGCGTCTTGGCAGTCTTGCTGCGCTCAGGCAGGCTGATTACAAGCCGGTACAGGTCATTGAGTTTATCCACGCCGTTGTCGTTCTCGCTGCGCATCAGTTCGCCCAGCTTCTCCAGCTCTTGCGATTTCTCCGGCCCACAGATAGCGGTCAGCTCTGACATTAGGCTGGCGACGATACGCATTCCAGCCTGGACATCGGAACGCTGATTCAAGATCGTGTCGGCCATCACCTGAGCCGTAGTCTCAACAACCAGCTTTTCGGAAACACTGTTTACCGTGTTCACCGATTTGTTTACCAGCGCCTTGTTTACCAGTTCATCAGCTTTGGCTTGAATCTTCGCATTCAGGTCGCGCGTCCATCCGTGCTTCTTTGCACGCTTCATGATCCCAGCGGGTGATGGGCCGTGTTCTTCCGCGATCTGGCGCAATGTCAGCACGCCTGCGCAATACGCGATTTCAACCGCCTCCCAGTCGATTGGGCGCTTTTCGGGCGGTGTTGTGGCAGATTGATTCATGCCTCCACTTTGCCCGCCTGTGCAAAGTGGGTCAAAGCCCACAGGGGAATGAAAAAACCCACCCACTCATGCAGCTAGTCGCCTAACATTGCAGCATGACAAACAAACCCACACCCCTTACCCCGTCCCAGCGTGTCCAGCGTGCGAACCGTGCGCTCATTGAGCGTGGAGGTCGTCGCATGCCTGGCGGCTACCTGCAACCAGATACCGCCCAACAGCTCGAAGAACTCCTTGCAGCCGGTTATGCCGCATCACCCGTTGCAGTCATTGCCACCGCGCTGAGAGACGCGCACAAAAAGATTTTGAGAAACACAAAATAAACACACGTTAAGCGTTTAACTGTGCTATAGTTCGGCACATGGACAGGCAGACAGCAGTCCACACCGAACCGGCGGCACCGGCATCTGAAAGGAAACATCATGCTCAAAGCAATCAAGATCACCGCCGACAACAAAACCACCATTGAATCAGCCCTGCACGATGTGAATGGCCGCGCAACCGCACATGCCTACACCGAATTTGACGAGTTGGCCTACATGGTGAAGGCGGCAGAAAAGAAGCTGGAAGGCCTTGGCATCCCAAAAAACATGCGCAAGGGTGCAAGCTGGTCGGAGACAAGCGGCAGCGAAGTTGCCAACGCATACGCCAAAAAATGCACCACTAGGCAGGCTACATGGGTGAAGCTGGAACGCAGAAGCTCAGATTGGTTTCTAGTCGGCGCTGGAAAGACAGAGATTTACAAGGATGGCGGTGGCCCCGGTCGGCTGACACTGACTGAGGAACAGGCAGCAAAAGCAATGGAGGTATTCAGCAAGCAATTCACCGTAGCCAAGCACCAGCAGTGACTGCCTGACCCCACCCCGTAGCCCATGCACTGAGAGTGGGCCTCGGAGTGGCGTTAGCCCGGACACCACCCACACCACAAGGAATCATCATGCGCAAGCAACCAGCCAAAGCCAAGTCTGAAGACTCGCCAGAGTACATCTCCACCCCGGCCCATGCGTCCCTGCCAAGCCACGCCGATGCACTGCGGGCACTGGAGGCAATGCCCACCTCTTGGGTTGTTTCCTACGCCCTTGACCGGGTGCAGGCCGACATTCCCACCGCTGGCCCCATGATGGGCGGGCCTGCTGCTGTGCGTGAGTACCTCGTGCTGAAGAACGCTTCGCACACCGACCAGCACATCGAACGGTTCAGCGTCCTGTTCCTGGACAGCCAGCATCGTGTGCTGGCCCTTGAAACCATCTTCACCGGCACGCTGACGCAAACTAGCGTGTACCCCCGTGAGGTGGTGCGTGCTGCAATCAGGCTCAATGCCGCTGCCGTGGTGCTTACCCACAATCACCCCAGTGGTAGCCCAACACCATCGCAGGCCGATGGAGTGCTGACCCGCACACTGAAAAGCACGCTCGATTTGATCGACGTTCGCGTGCTGGATCACATCATCGTCGCTGGCACGCAGTCGGCCAGCATGGCAGAGCTTGGCTTGATGTGAATCAACACGCTCAACACAAGGAGTAATCATGAAAGAACGACCAATACTTTTCAGCGCACCGATGGTACGGGAGCTGCTGGACGGAAGCAAAACGCAGACTCGGCGGTCGGTGAAGCCTCAGCCACCAGAACACATGAACATTGTCCGGAACCTGGGTGATGTAGATTGGCAATTTGTCAATGATGCACACATGCTTGCCGATTCGGCCTCAACTTGGCGCTGCCCATACGGCCAGCCAGGTGACCGGCTGTGGGTGCGTGAAACATGGGCGCATTATCAAACAGTGAACCACCGTAGAAGGCATGACGGAGCCGCATTTTCTGAAGTTTCGGACGGACTGGCGGGTTATCGCGCAGATGGCCACGAAACAATAGAAGATTTCCGCCAGCATATAAAAATTATGTCTGAATGCGATTTGGAAAATGTCGTAATCAATGGCAACCGCTGGCTGCCATCAATCCACATGCCACGCTGGGCCAGCCGCATCACGCTTGAGGTCACTGGCGTTAGGGTGGAGCGGTTGCAGGAAATAAGCGAGAACGATGCCTGGGCAGAAGGATGCGAAGGCTTCGACGACGACGTGAGCGGTGGTAAATCCGGCTACCAAGAATACGCCGAACTCTGGGAACAGATCAACAGCCAAGGGAGCTGTAACGCCAACCACTGGGTGTGGGTGATCGAATTCAAGCGGGTGGTGCCAGCATGACCACCCAACCCCCACCCAACTGGCCATTCCCGCCAGGGTAGGGCGCAGGCGGAAGCTTGCGGCCTACCCTGGCGAAGCGCCGTTCTGATCTGCGCGCAACACCCACACGACACGAAAAGACACGAAAAGGCGCGTAGAAGCGCCTTCAAGTCATTTCAAACCCTCTCAACACACTTAATGTGCGCCTCCACATCCGAGCGTGCCCACAGCATTTTGCGCCGATGTGAGCCTGGTATGGGCTGTGGAAACCCTTGCGCCGCAATGATTTTCTTGAATGCGAATCTGCGCGACACACGGAACAGGCAGGCAATCTCGCCAATGTCCATCACGGGAGACTGCTCAACCGGCTGCGCGGCCTGGGCCTGCGGCGGCTGCTGGTGAATCTCAACCGGCGCACTTCCGAACATCGCCCGGAGGATTTTCTCCTCCTGGGGCGTGAGGTGGATAACGATGTCGCCAATGTCCAGCACCACCTCGCCATCGGGTAAATGAGATTTACTCATCACCCTTGGCGGCGCGAATGCCTTGATCGCCCTGTACACCCCGCGAGTGATGCGCTCGACCTCGTGCGTCACGTTGACCAGTTGATCACACCGCTCCTTGACGATGTGCGGGCTGATCCCGGCTGCGTCGATGATCTGCTGGTACGTTGCTGAGCCGTGTTCGTCTGTCAGACGTTTGATGGCCTGCAAAACAATGGCTCGGCTTGCGTCTGCTGGTGTTTCGCTCATCTTCTTCCTTTGCTGAGTTGTTCAATCGTGTCGGCCAGGGCATCCATTTCACCGACTCCGGCCAGCTTCCAGGCGCGGCGCTGGCCGTGGATGCCGTCCGGGCTGCTGTTGGCGTGGTGTGTGTCGCACAGTGGCACGGTGAGCCATGCGCTCGCCCGTTGGCCCATGCCCTGCCCTTCTCGCAGGTGATGCACCTGGGCTGGCGTGTGGCCGTACCCAAGGTGGCGGCAGAGGTAGCAGCCAAGGCTGGCCACCCGGCCCATGTGATCGCGTTCGGCTTTGGTGGTCACCGTTTCCTCCACATACCGCTTGCCGTCTGCCAGCACTTAAACGTCTGCCCAAGAACAACCTTCAGCATCGGGCTTCGGTAATTCACGCCCGCCAGTCGGCCAACTTCTGACGGTGCAAAGCTGTCTGGCAGTTGGTCAAATACGGGGGCAACCTTTTGATAAATTGATGCCCGAACGCCAGCGGTTGCGCAAGACTTCTGCTTTGCTCCGGTCTGATCCTTGCCCATAGCGGCATCAAGTGCGAGTTTGGCTGCGGATCTTTCCGCGCTCCGCTTGCGCTCGTAGCTGGGGCCGTTCTTTTTTTGCCACTCTCGCCTATTAGCCAGGATGCGCTCTTTGTTGGAGTGGTAATAGGCTCGCTGGTACTCAGTGCGATCAGCCCCACCGGATTGATCTGGCTTATTGGTGACTGCTTCTGTGCTCATCCTCTACTCCATTGATCGACCATCGCGTAACGCTGGTCTGGTGTCAGTTGCGGCCACAGCGCGGCCTGGGACTGTGGTGTCCATAGGAATGTCTGCATTGCCATGCGAACCTCGGTGAACTCCCGCTCGTCGAGCAAGTGCCAGGCGATTGACGTCGGAACGGCCACCAGTTGCCCATCCATGCCAGGCAGGAAATCCACGAATCCAGCCCCAACTTTCAGGAACACCAGCAGGTGCTCCGTATCAGCGAAAGACTCCTGCATGCCCAGCAGCACATCAAGGCGGGAGAAAAACCAGCGGTGGTGCTGGGGGCTGCGCGGGCAGCGGTACGAAAAATGGAATGTCTCGCCTGGCTCGGCCTCTTGCAGCATGCGGCGGAACTTCACCAGGCTGGCGTGGTTCTTCACCCCCAGCCCGGCCAGCTTGCCGTCGTTGTCGCGCATGACGACTATTTCAGGCATGCGTCACCACCCCATGCAGTTCGGCAATCAACGCGGCGATGCGCTCATCCCACGGCCGGATACTCAGTCGCACCATGCCACCCACCACCGGAGCCATCTCCATGCTGATGTGCCACTTACTGTCATCAAGGCCCAGCACATCGGCAACCCCGTCCAGGCCGCTTTTTATGCTGGCCAAGCAGTTGTCGATGTCCCTGCGGCCCTTGCGCGGCGGGAAAAAGACGATGTGAACCAGCGCCTTCTCCACCCCTTCCATTGGCTTCAGCCCATCGACAATGCACTGCCAGCCGCACGCCTCTCGGTATTTCTTCTTCAGCGCAGCCAGGGCGTGATGGTGCAGGCGGTCATTGGGCGACAGCCCTTTAGGAGGCCACGGCAGCGTGATCATTTGGGTGCCCGAATAGGTCTGCGGTGTGCTGGTCATTCAAAACACCCCGCCGTGGCCGTTTCCCGGTTGTCTGCGCTGTTTTCTTGGCTCGGCCAAGGGGTAGGCGCGGTGCAACCCGTTTTGCGCACACCGGCCCGATTACGCCCTGAGCCAGCATCACCTTTGCTTTGTCCTTGTCCGGCCTTGTGCTCAACACGAGGCGCACGCAGCACCCGAGGCAGCTCATTTGCACCCGGCCCGCTGGCGGGCAGACCGTAGCTGGCCCTTGTTTTTTCCATGATTTTTCTGAAATTTCGCATAACCGGCATTCTTCTTTGCTCACTTTTTTCTCAGATTGGTTGGGTTTGGGTTGCATGGCTCCTCCAGTCGGTCATGTCCCAGTTCCCCTTTCCAGCATTGCAGTCTCCGCACAGCACTTGTAGATTGTCCACATCCAATGCAAGTTGCGGGAATATTTTTCGCGGCTTGATGTGGTCAACATTCATCACTGCCCCAGTTGCTGGGTTGGCTCCACAGCACTGGCAAACAGGGCCGTACTTCTTCAGGGCCATCATGCGAACGGCTTTCCACTCGAACGATGACAGGAAGCCATCCGATGCCGGGTCAATCGTGGAGTGCCTTTCGATGTACGCCTTGACGGATTGCTCGGTCGGTGCGTGTGTCGTAGTTGGCTTGCCCAGTGGCTTTGTTTTCTTGGATGCCGCACCTTTTTTGTTGAATCCAGATGCAGTTTTCTTTATCAGATCGACAAGCCGCTTGCAGTGTGATCGGTGACTTTCACCATCATTGCGTGGGTGGCCCAGCTTATCCAGCCTATCGGAAACCTGTATGTATGGCGAGCCCTTTCCGGACTCAAGTGGCATGCTACAGCCGCGCCCAAAAGCGTACATGGTGCTCACTGGCACCCCAGAAGACTTTGATTTATTTTTTGACACTGCAATCCTTTTTTGAGAATGATTCTTGTTTTCTGAAAAAACACGGTTTCCGTCAGGGCATAGCTTCGCCGGGTGACATGGGGGCTGCCCGTGTCCTGCTCCACCGAAAAGGGCAACTTCTGTCCCAAATCAGCCAAGTGCGCATGACGGGTTGATTCATTCGGATAGCTGCGAAGGCGTGGTCACTTCAGCTATGCGTCCACCAGTCCCTCAACCAAGGCTGGCACCACACCGGAGGTAGTTCGGCATGGGGGTGACTTTTCTCAAGCGATAACCCGCAGTCTCACGGTTCGCTGTCGTTTCTGGGTACGGGAGATGGCTGCCCTGTGTGCTAACGCGCCCTGACGGCAGACGCAAAACGCAAAAAAGCCAGTTACTGCTGCACTTGGGTCGCATCCCCTGTTTCCAAGGGCCAAGTGCATGAGTAACTGGCTTCGATTCGTTGCATGCGACTGCAATGTCTGTATTTTACATACTTTCAGGCTTTTTTCGTGCTGTTGGATAAAAATTTTCTCAGCTCTTGCGATGCGCTGAAAAGCCTCACTCGCTTGTGAAAGTCGTTGAAGTCTTCCCCGGTCAGCCCACTTATCCAATACGGCATTCCAATCTGCTTTGCTACACGCTCACCAGTGCCGCTTTTGTCGTTGTCGGCCACCACATACCCATCCCCATGTTTTGCGGCCACCTTGACCATGTTCTGTGCGCTGAAAGTAATGTGGATGCGGTAGCGCATGCGCAGTGCGTGCAGGCAGTCGCGCAGTGATAGTCCAGTTGCGTATCCCTCGCAATACCACTCAGCGCAGCCGCGCCCTGGATTTGATATGACGTATTCAGCCTCGCTTGTGCGCTGGCCTTTCAAGAACTTCTTTGCTCCCGTTCTATCGATCATCTGTAGACCGACAAGGTGATCACCAATCCGCATTGGGATGCAAAGCAGGTTGCTACCCTCATGAGGCCACCACACGGCCCCAAGTGCGTCCGGCCAGCCTTTTGAATCCAGATAGGCGTGCTGCTCATTTTTCGTTTGGTGCATTATCCAAGCAGCTTTTTTTGCAGCATCATTTTGCTCGCGCTCTCTCTCCATACCTTCAGCAGTAGCTCTTGCCTCCATCTCTCGACGGCGTGCATCAAGCAAGGCAGGCAGGGCTGTGGTCGGTTTTTCTCTGTCAACCCACCCGTATTCCTTTGCCATGTGAAACAGCGTTCCAGTGGTAATGCCACGGCCACGGCAACTGCGCCACACAGCCCTTGCTGCGCCTGCGTTATAGTTTTCAGCAGTGCGTGACCACGCATCCCAAATATCAAACCCACCATCACCGAGTTCAAATTTAACAGCCATTGCCATTTGAACCCAAATATCCCGATCTTCGGCTGGCACAAAAGAGAGTGCAGATTCAATCCTTGCAGTCATTTTTTACCCTTTGCGCTACGGATATTTGCAGAGATGATCCACCGCTCAACCTCTAGCCCAATCGGTTTTGGTGCTGGTGTACTCATTGAGGGTTGAACACCAAACTTCTCTTTGTACTTGTGCCACGCCCACCCCGGCTTGTAGCCCCTGAAATTCGCATATCCAATCAGTTGCGCATACCAGTCAGCCTTTTGCTCTGCTGTGTGCTTTTCCGCTTTGCGCCTTGTTGCACCGATTTCAACCATCTCGCCCGCCACGGCAACAACTTCATTGCGTTTCACCCGGACATGACCGCAGTTTAGGCAGGTATCTCCACCAGACCACACCACGCTGCACTTTGGGCATTTCGCTGCATCCTTCTGCTCTTTTGTCGGCTCCTTCTTCGGCTTCGCATCTTGGCCCTGCCCTAGCTCCTGCACGCCATCGTTATAAAGCGTGTCCCATTCATCTTTGAATCTCAGGAAATTTCCAGAGTTATCCTGGATGACTGCAAATTGCTTTCCTGGGTGAATGCGTGCCCCGCGCCCTACCATCTGGACATGCTCAGAAAAACTCTTTTTAAGCGGCCTGGCCAAAATCACATAATCAACGTCTGACTGGTCAAACCCCCGGCTTAGAATCGCCACGCTGATTACCACCTTGATTTCGCTATCTGGCTTTGCAAAATCCTTCAGCACTTCGTCCCTGTATTCCTCGTTGTCCTCGCTGCTGATCTGAACGGCGTTCACTCCTGCCTCATTGAACCTCTGCGCCAGCTCGGCACCGTGGGCAATCCCGCACGAAAAACAAATGGTCTTGCGGTATCCGCCAAACACCTCATGGCTGATGCGGATGTAGTCGGCCACCACATCACCCACGATCTGCTGCCCGCGCTTTTCAAGATCATCCTTTTTCCATTCGCCTGCAACGACTTTCAGGCCGCTGGTGTCGATCTCTTTTGCGACAAACACGCGAAAAGGAACGAGGAATTTTTCTTCCACCAACTTAGCCATGCTTGTGACGCTAACCACGTTGGAAAAATACTTGCCAATGGCCGGGTGGAATGGGGTGGCTGTTGCACCAACAATGCGAAGCGTCGGGCGCGTCTCCATCATGCGAATCACGGATGCCCGCAAGCAAGCATGGAGTTCATCAATAAACAGAATGTCGATTGCTGGAAGTGTCTCCATGCGCTCCAGCGTCTGTGCGCTGGCTATCTGAACCAGCTTATCCGGCCTGAATCTCCAATGTCCAGCCATCAAAATTCCGTGATCAATTCCAGCTCTGTCTAAGTGTGCGCTGAACTGCTCCACCAGAATTCTGCGCTCACACATAAACATAATGCGAGAGCCTTTTTCCATCGCTGCTCGAATCATGTATTCCATGATGCGGCTTTTTCCAGCCCCTGTTGGCGCGGCCAAAACCTGCCTAACGTGTTTTTCTCTGAAACCCTGGCGCAGTGATTCAACGGAATCGCCTTGATACGGGCGCAACTCAAGCATGCTCATGTTAATTTCCCTAAACTGACACCATCAAGGGCCGGTGACGTAGCCCAAAAAATCAATCTTTGCTTTTCAGCTTCTCAATCTCGCGGCGCTGCATTTTCATTTGGGCCTTCATCTGGGCGTTTTCCTGCATGTACGTGTCTCGCGAAATAGTCACAGCGGAAAGCTGGGCCTTCAATGAACGAACCTCATCTCTGAGTCCTGCAATGATCCTGCTTGCCTCGGTTTTTGCTTCTTCGCTCACGTCATAGCACTCAATAGCCAGACTGTCATTAAGCCGTGTTACCTCGATTTGAAGCTCGTTGATCTGGTCTTTGGCTGCGTCAAGTTCTGAGTAATCCGATGGAGACTCTGGTTCGGTGCTCGCAGCGGGCGGTGGTGTATTTTTGGCCTGGTCTGATGCTTGCTTTGCGGCTTGATCTACAGCCTCTTTGCAACCATCTAAAGACCCTACTGCCAGTGTGGGTGTAATCGGATTACACCCATCATCTGATTTTGATTTTTTTGCAGCCCGGTGCTCCGCTTGTTTTTTTGCAACTTCTGGTCTGCGCATCGCCCCAACGAAAGGCACACTCACTGCGCAGTGCTTGGCAATCTCGCGGTCTGTCCAGTTTTCGGCACACTGAGAATCATCAAGCACCATTTGCACAGCGCGGCGCTTGTCATCGTTCGTCCTGCGCAATCCGTGCGCCCCGTTTGCCCCTGCTGCGTACAATCTTGCATCACGACAAGTACCCATTCGCACATCCACCTGAATGCTTTCTCGGCCAGCTTTGCGGTATGCGTGCAAACGGTGAAAACCATCGCCCAGCCAATAATCTGATCCATCAAAGAAAGCAATGACTGGCGGCATGATTGCGCCATCCATCAATGCGGTTGCGTACTCAGAAACCGCCTCAGTGTTGATAGATGTGCGGGATTGAGTCCCACCATCAATGCGGATGGTTTTAACATCAAGCGTTAGAGATTGGTTCATGCCTGCACCCCGTACAGAGTGCGAATCTCATCCTGACGGTCAAGCGGAGGGCATTCCCCCCAGCGGGTAACAGAACTTGGCAAAATACCCAAAGCACGGGCAAGACGAGACTTGTTGCCAGCCAGTTTTACAGCCTGGCGTGTAGTCAGTGGCTTGTGTGGGCGCAGTGTGGCTTGCTGCGGAGGTTGTTTTTTCATGTTGCCTTTCAGGATGTTGGTGCGTGTATTGTATCGCAACAAAAAAGCAAAAGAAAAGCAAACATAGTGCAAAAACGGTGTTATGATTCATCCCATGCCGCAAACAAACGGCATCGGGCAGCCAGCATCGACAGGCATCACCCGCTGGACATTCACAATTTACGGGATACCAAATGCGCCAACGCCCATGCTGCGAAGCACCAGCGGGACGCGCACACCTCCCAACCCTGTCAGGTGATGCCGCTGAAAAGCGGTCGGAAGACGGGAAAAAATCACTCCCCAACTGAGGTGGCTGCGTGGCCATCGGTGAGGTTATAGTGATCGTTCTGGCACAGCTCAGACGCGCTTGTTGATCGCGGGTAATCAGCACATTGGCCCTGGCGAGAGCCGGGGGCCATCATTGAAGCGGAATGCGCAGGCTGAATGCACGGCTTAGATCGTATGTACACACGTAAGACGGCGAGGAATTTAAGCCACCGTCACCAATCTTGAAATAGATCGGCTGTGTGTTCTATCGAACACCCGTAGTCATTTGAAAAAGTTTGCAGACGTGCAGAAAATATCAGTCGGGATCAGCACCGGCCCGCTTCAATGATGGCGCTTGCCGGAATTAGCCACGGCGGGCAAAACAACCCTCTAATCAAGGGCGCGTGAG